GCAGACTGTTTTATCTCAGCTATCCAAAGAAAATACTGATACCATTTTAGAATTACGCACTGAATTGGCTAAAGAAAAAATCACTACTCAATTGGACAACTATATTAAAAAGCTGGATATTCGTGTAGAAGATGAAAATGAAATAAAAGAGAAAAGAATTGCTTTAAGCCAATCTGCTACGACTGAACAAATAGCAAAACTAATAGAATTGGCTAATTCTACCGACCAAAGGATTAGGGATTGTGCTTGGACAATACAACGAGTTGGACGCTGGACTGTAATCACTCAGAAGATTAAAGCAGTGAGTGCAGAGGTATAAAGATGACAGAAGAAAAAAATAGAGCAAAAGAAAGAAATAGTGCAATATGGACAAGGCTGATTAACTTAAATTATATGGGCATCAATAATTATTTAGAGCATTGGGAAGAAAATATTAACAAAACTGGACTGCCTGGTATTGAAACATTTTTAATAGTCATTGATGATGTTTTTGATAGAAAGCAAGAGCAATTACAAAAAACTATTGAATATAAATATACAGCTATTGATACTGATAAAACAAATATTGATGCCATAGCTGAAAATAGAAGAAAGATATTAGCTTTACAAAGGCAAACCAATAATTATATATTGCAGACATTGCAGTATGGTCTGGAAGTTCAAAGGCTTATGATGGATGCTAAATTTGTTGCAGCGAGATTGGTTGGTGAGGCAGAAAAAAGTTATCAACAAACAAGATATGAAGTTGAGCGTGACAGGACAGATATAAGACTAGAAGAATTGGATATAGAAATAGAAACGGAAAAAATAAGGAAAAAACTGGTTGAGCTTGATGTCTTAAAAGCCTTGCTGGATGTTGAAAGAACAAAGACGAATGCTGTTTTGGCTGATATAAGAGTTGTAGAAGCTGAAAACAGGAAAACACAGGCCGAAGTTGAAAAGGCAATGGTAGAAGTTACCAGAGCTAGGTTAGCAGCAGATATAGCTTCTACATTTGCTGAAATAGTGACTAGAGAACTTACAAGAACTAAGTATAAAGTTCGTAGGAGAGAAATAGATAAAGCATTTGATAGGATTACTAACCGATTAAAAGTTGAATTAGAATTATTACAACAAAGAATATTACAGCAAAAAGAAAATGAAAGTGAAAGGAATAATCTCTTAGAAGAAGTGACTGCATTGCAGGAAATAAAAGAAAGTATAGAAAATCAAAGGATTTTAGAACAGCAAAAAGAAAGAGAGATATTTGAACATGAAAAAGGCCAGCAAATTTCAGCAATAGAACAAGAAGAAACTATTAGAGATAGTGAAGTGGAAAAACAAAAAGAACTTTTAGAGCAGTTATCATTGGCTGATATTGAAGTTATGAAACGGAAAATTGATGATGAAATTCTGCTTAATGAAGCTAGGAAATGGGCGGCTAAACATCAAATCCGTGGTATAGTATCTCATAGCGAAAAATTAGAACAAAGAATAGTGCAACAGGCGAGTGTGTAAAGATGCCAGAAGAAGAATTTGACGAAGCATTTGAAGACCTTATACATGAAGCAGTTAATATATATGCTCAAGTAGGTATATTTGCACCATACTTGGAAGCTACATGGTTTATTTTTGATGAGCCTGCACTTGATTTTATTTTACAGGAAGCAGAGGGTAGCTTGGATACGATGTTTAGTGAGTTACAAGTAAGTCCCGTTGTAATAAATAATGAAAAAAAGTTGTTTATGGCTTGTTATGAATTCCCCACATATAGCAATGATTTTTCTTTTCATATTCCAGATAAGCCCGATTTAACAATAGGATGGATAGATTTTCTTGGTGGAATGCCTTTTGGTGATATTGAAATGCTAGGTATTATTGGAGAGTATTCTTCTACTAGAGAGGACATTCAAGTTAAAAAGGGGAATAATATGCCTGTTCCACCTATTCCCTATCGTCTTTTCCAAGGATTTGGCGAGAATAGAGTATTATTTAATCAGATGTGGATAGCAAGTGAAAATGTTATACCTTTAGCTCCTCAAGTTGCAGGAGTTCCAAAACCACAGAACCCTCATTGGTGGCTAAGATATTTTATAACAGAGAATAAAGAAATAAAATGGCCTGTGCCTGGAGAGTTTTTAGGGTTAGGAGTTAGAATATTCCCTAATTTGCCTTGGGGAAGCCAAGAAAGCAATCCGTTTTTGTTCAGTGGAAACTGGATGGATACGGTATATTATAGCAGTGGAAGAATTAAAGAAGTAATAGAGCCAGATGTATTTAAAGATTATTATAGATATAAAATACAGAGAAGACATCAAACAGAAGAAATTACTCCAACCGATTTTTTTAATTATGAGAAAGGGGAAAGGGCAACTATATTAAAAAATGTTGGTAGCTCTAAAACATCCCAGACATGGGAGGATGATAAAAATTTTTCACAAGATTGGAGATTAGCCCCAATTAGTTTTTACGAGGAGGGATAAAAATGCCGTTTGAATATAGGACAAAAAAATGGAGAATAGCAGGAGGACAAGCACCAACAAGGTTATCGCAGGGCACTAGCTCGTATGGAACTTCCTTGCCTAGCTATATACAATTCCCATCTTCTTTAGATAAAATTGATTGGAATAAATGGCTTCAAGAAAAATACAGAATAAAGGAATTGCAGGCCCAAGAATATCCTACTTATGGACGGATAAGAGGCGAATACGAACTTGCTCGGGAGCGGTTAAGCCAAAAAGGATTGATGGAAAGAGAAAAAGAAGCTACAAGGCGCCAAGCAATGATAGAAGCAGGAAAGGCAGCAGAGCGTGCTTTACGCTGGGGGCCACAGGGCATTGAAAGAAGAAGAATTGAGGCTTTATACGGAACTGATTGGTCTGAAGGATTAGAACGGAAAAAGTTGGAATTGTCCGAAATGGAGAAAAAAGCAATTGCAGATTATTATAAAACACTGGCGAAACAGCAAGGACAAAGAAAAGGTAAATATTCAATTGTTGAAGTTCCTAACCCAACTGGTATACCTGATGTTTATGTATTTGAGCATGAAACTGGGATAGCACGTCCTCTTTTAGAATATGTGCCTAAAAAGACACCTACAACTACTGGTATTGAACAACCTGTTACTGAACAAACTCCTGCTACTCGGCAACTTAGTGATGAGGAAGTGCTTAAACGCTATCCAGATGCAAAGAAAGCACCTGATGGAAATTGGTATGTTAAAAGAGAAGGGAAATGGTATAGAATTGATTAGTTAGGAGAGAAAGATGCCATTAACTCCAGTTGATTACGACCCTTTTGAAGAAACAAAGCAACCCGCACAACCATCAGAAACACAGGGGCTTAAATTAGTTCCTGTTGATTATGACCCCTTTGCTTCTGAACAAAAAGAAGGAGTTTTAGAAAAAGCAGCGTTTACCGCAATGAAACCTTGGGCTACTTTCCCTGAAAAAGAGCAAAGGGATTTTGTAAAAGGATTAGCTAAAAGATTTTATGCAGGGGCTTTAGAAACAGCAACCAGTATCAATAGGCTTTTAGGTTTTTCTCCTGAAAGTCGGCTTGTTAAACCTGCTGAAAGAAAAATTCAAAAAATAAGGCAGGAAACTCAACCCAAAAGTAAACTGGAAAAAGTAGGATATAAATTTATGGAAACTTTGGGAAGTCTTGGAACTACTCTTCCTCTAGATGTTATGACAGGTGGTGCTACTAAATTGTCTTTAGGTAGCAGGGTTATTCCTAGGGTAGCAGAAATATTATCTAGAATACCTGATTTTGCAGTGGGAATGGGGATAAGAGGTGCTATCGCAGGAGCTAAAGAAGGAGAAACTATCCCAGAAAGAACAATTAGTGCCTTAAAGAAAGGAGCTGAAAATTTAGCATGGGGAGTTATCTATGGAAGATTAGGAGGCAGGTATCAAATACCTAAGTTTGGAGCTTTAGGTGCAGCCGAAGCTACTTATCAGGCATCTAAAGAAGGAAGATTACCGACTAAAGAAGAAATAGAAGAAGGCGTTGCTCATGGCATGGCCTTAGGGACGTTATTTTCTATGCTACCTTGGCTAGCTAAAAAAACTCAAGTAGGCATAGAAAGGACTATACTTAATAAAGCTCAAAGAAATATAGAGAAGGCTTACAGAGAAGGCCGTTTTGAAGATATAGAAAAAGAGTTTGATGCTCTTTCTACCAATGAAAAATTAAGACCAGAAGTAAGGCAGGCAGTTAAAGAAATAAAGGAAACTACATTACCTCCAAAAGAGAAATCTCCTGCAAAAGAAGTTGAAAGACCAGAAGCAGAAGTTGTAGAACCAGAAAGAGCAAGGGAAGCTATTATAACTGCGGTTAAAAGAGACTTGGCTAGGGGTAGGGATGAAGCTGGTAATTCCTTTGGTATTGATGAGTTATTTGCATTAAAAGAACATCCCGAAATACAAAGGCTAGGACTGGATGATGAGATTAACAAACTTATTATAGAAGAACAGGCCAAACCCCCACCAGAGCGTGTTAATGTTGCTGAGTTATTGCCTAAAAGACCAGTAGTAGAACCAGAAAAGAAGCCTTATAAAGAAGAAAGACCTGTTGTATTGGGAGAAGAAGAAAAACCTCCTGCAAAAGAAATTGTAGCACCTGAAGGAGTTCCTGCTGAAATAGCACGGATACAGGCCAAGCCAGCATTCCTTAGAACCGCTGAAGAAAAATTAACCTTAGAAAGGTATGAAAAGGGCAAAAAAAAACCAAAAATTGAGACAGCTCCTGAAGAAAGAAAGAGAGAGATTATAGTTCCTGAAGGTGAAGTAAAAAAAGAAAAGGCTAGAGAAGAAAGGAAAGTTACTGAAGAGAAGCCTCCAGCAAAAGAAGTCAAAGAAAAGCCTAAGCCTGAAAAGAAAGCCAAGCCTTACGAAGGTGTTGAACCTGGTAGTGCAGAGTGGATGAAAATCTGGAAAGAGCATCCAGAACTGCAAAAAGAAATGGCTGAAATACGCCAGAAGCAGATAGTTGAAGAAGGTAAGAAGGAAAAGGCTTTGCCAGAGGTTAAAGCTAAAAAAGAACCTTGGGAAATGACGAAGGAGGAATTTGTTAATAAACAAGATAGCTATATTAAAAAAATTACTCCGCATATTGAACAAGTAAGAAATAATAATAAAACAATTGAGATAAATGCAAAAGAAATAAATCCACAATTTCCAGATGTTAAAATAATAATATATTCTAATAGACAAAGTAAAACTCCTACATTTTATGATAAAACAGGAAATAAAATTTATTTAAATCTTGATACAAAACCTGATATATTAACTAAAGTGTTAAAAATAGACAATGATAAGATAAATGCAATATATAGTTTATTGCATGAATTTGCACATATAAAAGGTATTCCTGAAGATTGGGCAGTTAATTTACTACGATACAAAGGAAAATATCAAAAACTTCATCAAAAAAGAGCAATAGAAGCAAGTAAATTAGGGGATGCTTGGCTACGTAATTATCTTGATAAACATAAAGAACAAATTGAACAAAACCTCAAACAAAACAAGCCCGTTCCCGAAGAAGTATTAAAAGAATATCCCGATTTAGCAAAGAAGTATAAGAAAGAACCTCCCAAAGAAAAACCTTCAGTAGTGCCTTTAACTAAGACACTTTATGAAAATTCTTATCCCATTGAATTAAGTAAAGCCAGTGAGGAATTTCCTGAACATAGGCTTGGTGTTGATTATGTGGTTAAGCTGGTGGATAAAAACACAGGTAAGGTTACTTGGGCTAGTTTAAGTGAGAAAAGAGCAAGAGAGTTATTTCCACGGTCTTTTGAAGAAAAGGGTAAGGAAGTTGCTAAAGCAGAAACCGAATGGCAACCAGTAAAGAATTACGGCAAAGAAATAACCGAAGGAACTCATGTCAAATGGAGATATAGAGGCAAGGAAGGGGAAGGAATAGCTACAGGTAAAATAGGGAAGCGTAAAACAGGCTTTGTTTATCATAGAGTAAAAACTCCAGAAGGCAAAACAAAATATATGCCTTGGACATCTAGGGCAGAATACTGGATTAAGGCAGAGAAAGAGGTTAAGCTTGTTAAAGAAGCAAAAGCGGAAGTTAAAGAGAAAGAACCTATAATAACTCAACCCAAAGAAAATTTATATGAAGTGCGTCATCCAGAGAAAAAGACATGGTATCAAATCAAAGAAGACCCAGAAACAGAGCAATGGAGAGTTGTAAGATTTGAGCCTTATGAAACTACATACGAAGGAAAGAAAGTAACTATTAACAAGGGCATTGAAACAAAGTTTTTCAACTCCTTAGAAGAAGCAAAAAAGTTTGCTCAAAAAGAAATTGTAGAAAAGAAGCCTGAACCTGAAAAAACAATTAAAGTTCATGAACATGGAGAAGAATATATAGTAAGGGATAAAGATTATGAAGAAACAGCATCAAAAACAAGAAAAGAAATCCTTAATGAATTACAGGGACTGGAATGGTTTATTCCTAAGCCACCAAAGTTTATTCCAGTTTCTGAAAAAGCAGAACCAGCAAAGGAAGGTGGCGGAATTAAAACAATTGCCGAAGGAATACGCAAAGACCTTATCAAAACAGGCAGAGTAGATTTAAGAAGTAAAGAAATTAAACATCCCGCTGATTTGGCAGTTGTAGCTCAAGTCTATCGTGACCCAAGATTTGAAACTTTAAGAATATTCTATATGAAGGGTAATAAAATAGTTGCTCATGAAGGCATAACAAATAGAATGCCTAATTTTGTTGCAAGTGAGCTTACTCCTAAATTTATATGGGAAATTAAAAATAGAATGAAAAGGCTTGGGGCTGATGGATACTATCTAGTGCATAACCATCCCAGTGGTAATCCCTCTCCTTCTTTAGATGATATAAATTTTACATTGGCTTGTGCAGATAAAATACCAGGGTTAAAGCATCACATTATAATAAATTCTGGTAAATATGGTGCAATTAGAGAAGATGGAGTTGCTTATGTTTTGCCCTTACCAGGCATTCCTAAAGATTGGGTTGACCCTTTATTATCTCCAACAAAACCTCATGGATTGTTAGGTTTTAAAATAAAAACAGAAAAAGACTTGGCGTTAATTAGCCGCAGCTTTAAAGACGATTCTAAGGTTGTAACATTGATATATTGTTCAGGTAATAAGATTAGACTTATACAGGAAGTCCCTGCTAGGTTATTTACTAATGTTGAACAAATAACAAATTATATAAGGGGGCGTGTCAGAGAATTTGGCACAAATCATGTCTTTGCTGTTTTTAGTGGTAAATATGAAGAAACCAAAGATTTATACAATACCTCTACTGAGTTAATCCGTAAGAATATTTTAACTGATGCCGCGTTTTCAGGGACAACTATACGACAGGCAACTAATATTCATGCAGAAGCGAATGAGATTTGGGGATTAAGACAAATTCCTGAATATCGTTTAGGAGAACCTATAGAGGAATATTCAAAACGCATTGCTTGGGCTAAGGAATATCTTGAAAGAATAAAGGCAAAGGAAGGACTAAAAAAAGAAGTAAAAAAAGAACCTGTAATTACAAAGGATATAGCTAAGAAAACAGGAGAAGTAGATAAAATATTTACACCTGAAGAACCTGCTGCAATGGTTAGAATATCTGCTAGAAGATTAATGGCAGAAAGAGCAAGAGAGATTGATGCCATTGTAGAAGCAACAAAAATCTCTCATGAATGGTGGGACAGACAGCCTGTAGATAAGCAGATACTTTATATTGATAAGATGATGAAAGGTGATACGGATTTTTCTGAGTTTGGTAAAGATAGTAAAGTTGTTAAAGACATGGCTCAACAGCACCGTGCTTTGCTTGATAAAGCTTATGAGATAGATAAGAGCGTTAATGAAAGGCTTGATTATTTAGAAAATTATTGGCCTGGAATATGGAAAAACAGAGAAAAAGCAGAAGCATGGATACAGAAAAAGTTAAATACCACACCAGGGTATTATAAACATAAATTTTATAAGTTAATGAGTGATGGAATTAAAGCAGGACTAGAACCTATTACTACCAATCCCCAAGAGATGGTTCTTTGGAGATATTTCAGTGCACTTCATCATAAGATGCGGAAAGACTTTCTTAATGAAATGAAAGCATATGAACTTTTGAAATTTAAAAGAGGTTTTAAAAAACCACCAAAAGGCTGGGCAGTTCCTAAAGACCCATCCCTTCAAGTCTTCTTTAGAGGCAAAGAGGGAATGGTGCGGACAGGCGAATGGATAATGCCCAAAGAAGCTGCCAACATAGTAGATAAATGGCTTTCTCCTTCTTTATGGTCTCGGCCAGATAATTGGGGTAAGGTTTTCAAAGCATTTATGGCAGTCAAAAATCCTTTTGTCGCTGTTAAACTTGGTCTTAGCGGGTTTCACTTTTTGAATGTTACTTTATCAGACTTAACTTATAATGTAATGAGGCTTACAAACAGCACTTTAAAAGGAGATATTGACGTTGCTTTAGACCGTTTTGCAGATATTTTAACTGGCCCCGTTTCTTCTCTTAAATTAGGGCATAAAGCCGTTGAGCTTTGGCTTGGCAAGAGAAGCATCCAAACTGATTTAGACAAAGAAATTGTAAATTATTTAATAAGGGCAGGTGCAAGATATAAACTTTCTAAGGCTTACAAAATAGGGCTTGAAGATAACTGGAAGAAAGCAATAAGAGATTTTAGAAAGAAAAACATTATAGGAGGAACTATTAAATTAATTCCAGCTATTGCTGAGAAAATACAAGCACCTCTTATGGAATGGTATGTGCCTAGATTGAAAATAGGAGCTTTTTTAAAGCAAGCAAAAGATTTTACATCAGCACATCCAGAAATAAAAGGAGCAAAGCTGGATAAGGCATTACAAAAGATATGGGATAGTATGGATAATAATTTTGGGCAGATGGTTTATGATAATCTTTTCTGGAATAGAACTATAAGAGATTTGGCGGTAGCAAGTTCTTTATCGTTAAGTTGGCAATTAGGGACTATAAGAGAATGGGGAGGAGCAGGTCTTGACATTAAAGAAGCTATTATGAAAAAGAAAATGCCTTTGTGGGCTGGCAGGATACAATTCTCTATTACATATCCTTTTGTAGTTGGAATGATTGGCGGATTAATGTGTTATCTTTTTACAGGAAAACCCCCTCAAGAATTGTTAGATTATTTCTATCCTAAAACGGGCGAGAAAAACCCTGATGGAAGTGATGAGAGATTACAATTGCCTGCAATGACTAAAGAATACTGGGTTGCTAAAGCTGCATTAGAAAAGCATGGAATTTTTAAAGGAATATCTACTGTTGCTTGGCATAAATTAAATCCAGTAATTAGTTTAACTTTGGATTTGTTTACCAATCAAGACTATTTCAAAACAGAAATAAGAGACCCCAATGCACCATTGCTTAAACAGGCAGAGCAAGTCGCTGTATTTTTGGGCACAAGCGGTTTAGTCCCAATTTCAATTGCTAATTTTATACGGCATGAAAAAATCAGTGGAGAAAAAAGCATTCTACCTATTTTAGGTATAGGCGTTGCACCTCGTTATATAACAAGGACAAAAATTCAAAATGAAATTTACAATTTATATTCTAAGCGGTTTCAAGGAATTAAAAAGCGTGGAGAAAAATATGAAACAAATCAAATCAAAGCACAGTTAAGAAGCTTGCTTTGGGTTGCAGAAAATCATCATGACCCTGAAAGAAGAAAGAAGGCTTGGGCTGAGTTTGTAGAGACTTTAAAAGAAGTGAAAGAGAAGAATATAGTTTTAAGTAAAAGGTTCTGGAAGACTATAAGGTTAGCACCTGACATTAGAGTTTTTAGTGCTTTAAACGATGAAGACCAGCTAGACCTTCTTTTGAAAATGACACCAAAGGAGCTAACAAGATATTTGCGTTATGCTAAAAGACGAGCAAAGTATGAATTTTTAAAAAGAAAAAAGACTAAAGAAATACAGTCTTTTACAAGGCCAAAATCCACAACAGGATTATTAAATTATGGTCTGTAAAGGAGATTAGCCATGAACAATAAAGAAATGGAATATGTAAAGGATTTATTGGAGACGCATACAACTTATATAAATAAAGAGCTTAATGCCCTATCTAAAAAAATAGATGCTGTTTGTGTTCAAATAACAAATAATAAAAAAGAAATAGAACAAAAAATAGAAAAAGTAGAAAAAAAGACAAGGTGGTATAAGACCACTTCGTTTGCAGGGGGAGCATTTGGTGGTTTTTTAGCCATTTTTACTAAAGGATTTTTTTGGGGAGGTAAGTGATGGAAAAGAAAATTAAAAAAGTTTACAGCAAAGTAAAGGGCAAAAAAAATGTGATTGGTCATTCCAATCAAATCATACAGTATTTTGATAAGCAACTTGGCAAGAAGGTGGATACTGTAATTGTTTATGTTAGAAAGAAAGAGAAAGAAGAATTTTTATCAAAGCAAGACCTTATTCCTCGGTATGTGAAGGGGATGAGAATTAAAGTAATTGAGATTGGTAAGGTTGAAGCTTTAAATATTGATAGAACGCAAAAGGTTAGACCTGTCTTATTGGGTTTATCTGTGGGTAATCATGATATAACTGCTGGTTCTTTGGGAATGATGTTTGTTGCTGATGAAATAGTAGTAGGAAGTAATGCCCATGTTATATCGCCTGATGCTGGTATGAACCCAAATGATGTGAAAGAAAAAAGAATATATCAGCCGGGCCCTTATCACGGAGGCACACCAGAAGAAAATATTTGTGGTGAATATATTTGGCATAAACAAATTAAACCCGCTACTACTCCAAGCCCCTGTAAAATATCAAAAGGGATTGTTGCATGTCTAAATTTTATCTGGAGCTTATTTAACCGTAATACACGATTTCAAGCATTCCAAGAAAATGTAAATCATATTGACTTTGGAGTATATAGGCCATTGGTTGAACATTTATGTAAGCTTCCTGATAACCAAGACTTCCCTGGTAATTTTATTGGGTTACTCTTTGCTGGAAGTGATAAAGTAGGAGTGATATGCAAGGTAAAATATATAATAGATGAGGGTTTTACGCCAAGGGTTTCTTCTATTGAAGTAAAACAAATGGATGTCGTTTGGGGTTCTTCTTTTTGGGGAGATTATCAAACTACGGTTCAAGATGAAAGTGCTACCATCCAAGTTAGTTATGGTGATTTTACAGCCGTATTTGAAGATGTAATTTTGGTTCATAATGAAGATGTAATACGGGGAGGCTGGAGTGGTTCAGGATGGTATAAGGTTGGCTAAAAAAATTATATGCATCAGTGATCTTCATATTCCTTATACTAGTCAATATTTCATTCCTTTTGCTGATTATGCTTCTAAGGCAGATAAGGTTGTTTTTTGTGGTGATATTTTAGATTTAGTAAGATGTAATATTAAAGATATTAAAAATAGCTATATTGGACAAGAGTTATTAAAGGCATTAAAAAAGATTATAAAGGCAACCCAAACAGTTTTTATTGAAGGTAATCATGACCCAGAGTTAGGGAAAAGTCTAACTGAATTATTAGGAATGGAAATACAATCATTCCCTTTTTACCGCATAGGCAGAATGGGATTTGTGCATGGCTATCAATTTGACCCACTATGCAAGCACTGGGATTGGAAATTATTATCAAAATTTGCACCATGGTTTTTTAATCCACCTTCTAAATGGAAGCAGAGAAATAGAGAAAAATGGCATGAAAAAATAGGACAGATATATGCAGAAGCATTTTCTTTTTTAGAAAAAGCTGATTGGTGTAGGATATTGGTTATAGGACATACCCATTATCCCTCTATTCATACATTGGAAACAGGGCAGAAATTAGCTAATTGTGGAGATTGGTTAGATAGTAGAAGCTGGTTGGAGATTGAGAGAGGTAAGGTGGAAATTAAAACTTTATGAATCAGCAAGAATTTAACCTAAATATTGGAGGATTTACTCCTTTTTCCACGATTGACTTCCCTAACCATTTATCTGCTGTTATTTATACTCAAGGATGTAACTTTCGTTGCCCTTATTGCCACAATCTCCAATTAGTAGATTGTCTACAGCCCTCCATTCCTTACGAAAAAATCCACAAATCTCTATTAACAAGGAAGCGGATTATTGATGGAGTGGTTATTACTGGTGGTGAACCTACCTTACATAAAGACTTACCTGCCTTCTGTGCATGGTTAAAGAATATGGGGTTTGCGGTAAAACTGGATACCAATGGCACTAGGCCTTTTATGTTGACCTTGCTTATAAGAAAGAAACTAGTGGATTATATTGCTATGGACATTAAAGCCCCTTGGGATAAATATCAAGCTGTCACCAACACCAAGCTCCCAATTGAACCTGTTAAAAAGTCAGTCACTCTTCTTAAAAGTGCTAAACTTCCTTGTGAATTCAGAACTACCGTGCATAGCAGTTTATTGACATTCACAGACTTAGAGAAGATTATTTATATAGTTGGCCAAAACCACCTTCTTTGTTTACAGGTAGCCCGTCCAACACCTTTTTATAAAGAAAAAAATGAATATACTAAAGAAGATTTGGAGGCATTTACAAAAGAGTTTCCAAAGTATAATTTGGAGGTTAGATAACCATTGAACCAGCAAGAGATAGAAGCTAGAAGACTTACTACTTTAATCAAGCAGTGGGCAGTGGAGGCTAGAACTAGATGCTCTGAAACAGAAGACCCAGAGGAATGTCAAAAACTTATGAAACAATTATTAAAACTATGTGAAAACTTTGGAAGATTGACTAATTTAATTAAATATTTTAAAGATTAAATGGAGGGTAAAATGAAAAAATTATCCATTATTTTTCTTTGTTTTGTATTTCTAGGCTGTGCTGGGCATACGGGTAAAATAACAAAGGGATATGAAGGTTTTATGAAACAGGCTAATGAGTTGGCTCAGGTTTTATGTGAACATAGTGAATTTTCTACCTGTTATTGGCAGGCAGCATTAGGTGATGATATAAATAAGCTACCTGCTGAAGCTTTGAATATACTAGATGAAATTGAACAAATAACAAAAGGGAAAACGGTAGATGAACTAACGGAGTGTGAGAAAGGAAAGTTATTAGGACTGTGGCAGAGGTTTGGTTCTTTGGTTGGTAAAGATATAATAGAAAAGGTAGTGCCTTATATGATTAAGTTTGTGGGGGCTTTGTAAAATGCTGATTAAATTCCTCGCCTACAAAGGCACTGATTGGCTAGCTAAGGTAATTAAGTGGGAAACTCAATCAGATTACAGCCATATTGCATATCTTTATGATGACAACCATACAATAGAATGCTGGCCTGAGCATTGGTATCAGTTGTTGAATGTAAGATGGAATATTAGACCGATATTTAAAGGATACAAAAAAGGCGATGAGTATGAAATATGGGGTCTGGAGGTTTCTAGTGGACAGGTTTGTGTAATACATAACTTCTTCTTAGGGCTTGTAGAAAAGAAAGCTAAGTTTGACTATGTTGCTGGACTTGGCTTGTTTGCTAAGTGGCGGAGGGAGAGGAAAGGACAATACTTTTGCAGTGAGGGTTGCATTGCACCACTCGTAAAAATATTTGATTGGACACATATTAAACCGTGGAAAGTTACACCTGAAAATTTCATACAGATAATTCAGGCTTGTGGTGGAAGATTGATTAAAAGAGGTAAGGTCTAATGCCGAACTCTAATAAGCCATATAGAGTTGTTTTCTTTTCTGGTGGTAAAGATAGCACTGCTATGTTAATAGTGCTATTAGAAAATCAAATACCATTTGATGAAATCATTTTTAATGATACTGGAGCGGAGTTCCCAGAAATATATACACATATAAATTTAGTTCAAAAGAAACTTGGAGTTGAAATAACTTGTTTAAAACCTGAGAGACATTTTGAATATTGGATGTGTGAACACAAAACTAGAAAGGGATATACTGGTTATGGATGGCCTCGGATGCATTTAAGGTGGTGCACTAGACTTTTTAAATATTTATTAGAAAGGTCATATTTTAAAAAAAAGCAATTAAAAAATATACATAGACTTATGGGAATAAGTGCAAGTGAAATAAAAAGAATGAAATATCGTAAACAAGAAAGTTACCCTCTTGTAGAATTTGGGATTGATGGCCAAGAAGCATTAAAGATATGTTACCGCTATGGTTTTGATTGGAATGGATTATATGAAAAAATAAATCGCACAGGTTGTTTTTGGTGTCCGTTTAAGAGAATGAAAGACTTAGAAAATATTTATCGTTTTTATCCTCATTTATGGGCACGGATGATGGAATTGGACAGTAAGTGTTGGAATAAATTTAAACCAGACTGGACTTTACAACAATTGGAAAGGCGGTTTAGAAATACAGTTTATCTTTTTTAAGGGGGTAGTGCCACATATTTAGCCTCTGAGGCAGGTTTGAGCCAAAACAGGATATTTGATATGGGTAAGGCCGAGAAAATGCAATACAGGGCATTCTCGTGCAAATTATTCAATATTTAACAAATATCTTTTAATCCCACTAGCAATTAAAAATGCCGCCCTAATTTGAATATGAGAAGAATGTAATGGTGTAATAGGATTATCTATAAAACCAACTTCAATTAAAACGGCAGGCATTTTAGTTCTTCTTAATACATAAAAATTTCCTTCTTTAATTCCTCTGAACTTATCTGGGACAATCTCATCAATAAATATAGCAATGCTGTCTGCTAATTTGGCACTTTTAATTGAACCAGGATAAATCCAGATTTCTTCTCCTCTAGCATTATGTTTAGGAGAGGCATTAACATGGATACTAATAAACATATCTGCTTTCATACTATTTGCAATAAAAACTCTATCTCGTAATGGCACATATACATCAGCCGTTCTGGTATAAACGCAGTTTACTTTTAGATTAGTTTCATCAGGAATATAAGATAAAAACCCACCCAAATATAATGCAATAGGTAAAACAATATCTTTCTCTTTATATCCTGCATAAACAGCCCCTGGGTCTTTGCCTCCATGCCCTGGGTCAATAATGATAGTATGCTTCTTCATAAATCCCCCCACCTATTTTTTCTATCTCACTCAAGAACAAATAAAACTTTCCTTTATCTGGCACTTCCACTCTTACTTGTCTAGGCTCATCATTGCATATCCACACCACAGTAGCTTCTTCATTACATATATCAAACAATTTAGTAAAGAAAGTAGGTAAAATCCTCACCTTATCACCTACTTTGAAATGGGGCATTGTTTCCCTCCATCTCCAAAATTTTATCTGCAATTATTCTAGCAGTTTCTTTTGGCTTATTTTTAATTATCCATATTTGTTCATAAGGATAGTAATGTTTGGTTAATATTTCTTTCATAGCTTTAACTACCCTAACATCCTCTCTCTCTTTAGACCGCAGAAAGAAAGTATATAAATCAATACCCCGAAATTCCAAATCACACAAAGAGAGGATATAAGGCAAATTAGCTAATAATCGGTAAGCACAGTTGTCTATGATGCTTCTGTCTGCCACAATTATCTTGTCTTTATGCACCAGATAACTAGCAATAGTGCAGTTATCCAATGCATCTTCAAACAATCCATAAGCTAGGCGGTCAGTAAAAATCTTTTCCCTCCAAGTATCTCTTATCCCCATCTGCGTTAATATCCAATGACCAAACTCACCCACAAAAGCAAATTTATCAGGTGATAATAGCTTTTGGAGATAGACAAAGGTAGTTGTCTTACCAATACCGTGGCTACCAGATAATGCATATACCTTAATCATGAGCCAGCTCCTTATAAAGTTCCTCTATCTTTTCTTTAGTTAATGGCCAACCAAATCTACTCATTACCTCGGATATAGTAGCTACCTTTTCACCATCTAAATAAATTCTGGCTTCATTTTTCCGTTTTTCATATATTACGCAAACAATAATACTTTCCTCAAATTGAGAAAGTAGCTTATCCACTACCCACTCAACCTGTTTTTTAACTTTATCAGTCATTGGTTATTCTCCTTAATCACAATCAATCTATCTGATTTTTTATTCTTGTCCGCATAAACTATAATCCCATCACGAAAAACAGTTACAAAACAATATTGTTTGCCTTTAGAAGTTTTTGAAATTTTACCTTTCTCAACTACCTTCTTTACATAGCTTAATACTTCTTTCATAGGTAATTCAGTCCGATTTTCAATAATTAACTTTTCACTCATTGTATTTCTCCTCACCACTTAAATGCATTTTCTATCAACCTTACCCGTGTTACTAGCCTAGGATAATCCTCTTTAAATAAATCCAGTGCCTCTTGGCTCATTAAAAAACGGTTTAACCTCTCCACATCTTCCAATTTAATAGAACTACGCACAAGGCTGATAATTGAATCTATCTGCAATGCAATGCGTAACCAATAGTCTCTGTTTAAATTCATTTGATTTACTTTTTTTTCTGGCATTGCTTACTCCTTTTTAAATATTCTTGTTCAAAATATTTCGCACAGTCAGGGCATAAAATCATAGATGGCATATCCAAGGAAAATAAATCACCTTCCTCCAATGCTTCGTCAAATTCTTCTTCAGTTAATTCCCATGTTACATAAAAACAATCTTCAGTTGGATACCATAACCGTCTACCATGCAAAATTTGGTTTGGGCTTGCTCCACCTACCACGCCTTGGCCCACAAATAAATCCTTTAATTTCCATTTGATTTCCTTTTAAGTTTCCATTTTCTTTCGTCTTTGTCATAATAATATCCTTTCTTTTTCAGGTGAATTGCTAGATTAGTATAAGAAATTTTGCAAACTTTTCCAAACCTTGTTACACTTCCAAATTTTTCTAATACTTTTTTTATTCCTCCATACCTAGCAAAAGCTTCAGAAGCAAGACCATGCGGGGCGTGATTATATTGTTTAGGTTTGGTTTTAATTCTCAATTTCTTAAGTCCTTGCAAAATCGTGGTTCGTTCAAATCCCCATTTCAATTCCATTCCTTTTATTCCTTCTTCATTATACTGACGCTCCAGTTCTTTTTTCACCTTTTCTGCATCACATTCATAGTAATAGAATATATGCCAAAGGAAAGAACCCGCTGGACTAGCAGTTATAGTAGAAACTATTGCACTTTTCAGTTTCGCAGACAAGGGATAATTAAGCTTATCAGCCCATTCAAATAATTCCTTAGCTTCTTTGTTTGAAATTTCTAATTTAAGTATTTTATTACGCCTCATTATTTCACATCCACCTGCCCATAAACAGTAAAAGGCGAAGGAGCTTTTTCTTTAATAGGTCTATTCCTTCTTTCCCAATCTTCATTTACAAGTAGTTGTAATATTCTAATACATTTTGAATTGCTAATTGTTCCTCGTTTATTTGTTTTCCTATTTTTTAGGTATTGAGACACCCAACATCGCACACATAACTTACTTTCAGGGATAGCAGGTTTCCCACAAATAGTGCATCTGCCTTGTTCCATCATTTTCCTTTGCCATTTTAACTGGCGTGAAATGATTTCTTTCATGATGGCCTCCATAATTTTTTAATATATATAATTAGTTCTTCTTGCCCTCGTGCTATTAATGCCATCTTCCCCATAATAAATTGGACGAGTTACATTTCTGCATCTTCTCCGAGGAGAAATTGGCATACCATACGCTTCAAGAATAGCCTCATTCATTTTATGGCACATACTATCAATTCTTTCACATATACTATCCGTCATATCTCCTATATTCTCAACGATGTCCTTTATCTCTCTATTGTCCTCATTACTTTTATTTTTATCCATATTTTCTTTAATCTCTCTGCTTTCTTTTTTCTCTATTTTTTTAATATCTTTCTTTGTAGCCAAAATCTGTTTAATCTCTCTAAGCTCTTTCAAAATTTGGTTATATTGTTCTTTAGTTAGTTCTTGTTCCATTTTCCCCCTTTAATTTTTATAATTGAAAGAGTAGCCTGCAATTGCTGTAACATTACCTCAGCTGCTTCTAACCACTCACCCCAAGTCTTAGCATTACTAACATCCTGCCAAGCATTCATTTCTTGCTTTTTGTTACAGCTTCCAAATATAACCCTAAGAGGGCAATGCTTGCATAAATCATAATCAGTTACATCCAAATGAAAAAAAGCTTGGCAAAGAGGACAATCATCACTAGACCAAGTTTCTTTTATTTCTTTAAACATCTTCCACCCTGTAACTCGTTGATCGGGAATTTGTGTTTTCGCCCAATTTATCATTTTTTTCCAATGGTCTATGGAGTTTGCCGTTGCTTCTAAAACTTCTTTTAGTGACATTTTCCCCATTTTCCCTTCCTCCTTTATCTAATTTTGAATTTATTTATAAATTTTTCTTCCCAAGGGAAATATGTTTGCCCTATACCTATCAACGAACGGGCTAGACATGCCTCCCCTTTTTTAATTATGTTACCACATAAATCACAATAATAATTGTGTAGGGCTTTACCCCATTTTTCAATACATTTTTCATCATAAAAGCAGTCATCTGGTTCATGTGTTACTTTTTCTTTCTGATTTTCCGCACAGGCCTTACATAATATTTCTCGTTTCATAATTCATTCCTCTCCTTTATTTTTATTTGGCCAAACTGACACTGACTTGAGCATCTCAGCAAATTTTAAAAACACGAGATATGAATCAAAACTTTTACTCCTCGCCCCACATTTCTCACATTCCCAATAAACCATACCGTCACCATGGGAATTAAACCAAAATCGCTCTTTTAAAGTTTGCTTCCCACCGCAGACTGGGCAATCAAAATCTCTGAACTGCATTTACAGTAATTCCTTATTTTTATATTTTTTCTTTAACTCTTTATAAGCCCGACGTCTTGGGTCAGCTACTATGCATTCCCCTATTCTTTGATATGTTCTAAAACGAGGACTATATAATTTACCATATACTCGTTGTCTTAACTGTCTAGCCTTTTTTGCATTCATTGTTTTGTTCACTCCTTAAATCTATTTCTATGTAATCTTCACTTTTAAAGTCGAATTCTTTATTTTCATTATCCTTTTCTATTGCAATATTAGGTGCTATATCTACAACATCAATATCATATATAGTAACAACATTTACATTATCTTTTGGTTCAGGAATATTTAAACCTCTTTCAAGCCTAACCTCTATCCATGCTCTCTTTGCTTCCCATATTCTTTCAAGTGCTTCATCTACTGTTTTACCTTCAGCTCCACAACCAGGCAAATCAGGTATTTCTGCAACATAATATCCTTTACCATCATAATCAAAGTCTTTTTTAATTACGATATGATAACGCAAGCTGAGATAGTATGATAAATCTTTTTGTTTTAAAACTCCCATACTACATACTCTCCCTTATAAAACTTCCTCCTAATTATTTTCCCAATTAAATGCAAACTATCACAGCCCAGCATAAATATATCCACATTCCTATCTCTTTTAACCCATACTTGCACCATGTCATCTTTACCCCAAGGCACTGTTTGCAAGGCTTTCTTTTTTTCACCCAATCCTGTATGTAGTGTAGCCTGTATCCATAAAGTAGGTTTATTTTCTTTTTTAGCAACGAGGTCTATGCAACCGAGTATGTCATTTCTTTGGCTAACATAAATCGTTTTTATTTTCTTCGTTTTCTTATCTTTTATTTTAAGCATTCTCCCTACAGGCTTTTGATTATGAACAGCCCAGCCTAATTCTTCTAGCCAATCCTTAATCCATTTTTGGAATCTTAATCCTTTTTCTCTGCGAGTATCTTTCATTTATTCTCCTTTGCACAATTTCTCTTTCAATGCTTTATAATCTTCGTCAGAAACTTTGATTTCTACACCATCAATAATTATGGTGTGCCTAGTCAAATTAAATTTTAAATAAGCCAACTTTCCTTTAGCTTTCTGTTTTCTTCTCTTTTTTATTATATCAGCGATTGTTTGTTGGCTTATATTTAATAATTTTGCTATTTTTTTATAACCTATTTGTTTTTTGTGCAAATATCTAATCAAAGCTACATTTTCATTATTTAATTTAAGTAATTTACCAGCATGATTTAAACCATCTTCATAAGCTTGTTTTATATTTTCTGAATAAGAAACCCATTTTAAATTTGTGATACAATTATTTAACTTGTTGCCATCCACATGATGAACTATTAACTTGTTATTATCATTTGGAATAAAAGCTAATGCGACTAATTTATGTAAATAAATTGTTTTTCTTTTTCTGTTTTTATATAAATTACATAATTTATAACCTCTTGCTTTGCTACAACACAAGAACTTTCTACTTTTTAAAGAATATAATCTCCCATAACTTGTAACAATATAATCATTAAAATCACCTATAAAATCTACTAATCGCCATGTTTCGCCAAGTTTCAACTGTTTTTCAAAATCTTTAATTAATTGTTCTCTATCCATATGTTTCCCCATTATTATACTGCCTTGCTATTGCTTCCCACTGACGAACTCTTACTTTATCTCCTACTTTATACTTCATTTTACTCATCATCCTCTCTTCCCCTTAATATCTCTTTTAACTGCCCTCTATGATGGCAGTCTTTTAAATAAACCAAACCACCATTCTTTTTAAATTTCAAATAAATCTCTTTGCCTTCTGTGTAATATTCACTTTGCCTAACTTTTGTAAATTGCAAAATTGGATATTCTCTTTTTTTATCTCCATCGTCATATAGAATCTCAAATCCATAAGCAGGCCTCTGGAGTGAGCTTTCTCTGCCATAAGGCTTTAGCTTCCCATGTTCTTCTCTTGCCTGCCAAAATAGAAAGATTAGACTTTTATGTCCTTCCTGTAACTTACTGATAAATTTATTTACCCTATCATACCTACCTGTTAGGTCTGCCCAGTCCCAGATGATTATGCTGTTTTTACTTATGGCAAGAGGCTTCATAAACGGGTCTGAAATAGGAATAAACTTAACTTTCCCTTTTTCTTCCCATTCAATCATTTGTTCTACATCAACTAGCTTGGCAAACCGATAAGCAATATTCTCTTTGCATTCAGAGTAATAATAATGAACCGTTAAACCTCTTTGTAAATAAAAAAGAGCAATATTAATAGCAAAGTAACTCTTACCCTGCCCATAACTCGCATAAATCAAAATTATATCTGAAGGAAATAATAAACATTTGTATCCTATGCCAAAGGGCAGTGGTATTTTTAATTCAGGCTTTAACATATCTTGGAAAGAAGTAGGTGTGGTATGTTTGATAATACGGTAATCTCTTGAATTGATTTTTTCTACTTTACCAAACTCAACAGCCTTGTTTAATATTTTATAAGCTGTTGAGTATTGGCTAGTGTTTAATCCAAGAGTTTGCATCATCTCTTTAATAGTAAAAACAAATTCACCGTCATAGTCTTGGAAACTGTCTAAATACTCCAAGACCAATTTCAAAACAGAACCTCTTTGCGACATTTAATTCAGAACCAGATGCCACTTTTATTTTTTAATTTTGAAATATTGCTTTAAAGCTTCTCTTACCACGTAACTACGATTAACATCTTTCTTTTGGCACTCTTTGTCAATCGCTATTAACAATTCAAGAGGTAGTGAAATAGTTACCGTAGTATTAGTTCCTCGTTGCATTTTCATTCGCTTTACCCTCCTTTGTTGAAATAAGTTTTTCTTTTATCAAGTTTTCTTAATAAATTGAAATATGGTTTATTTTTCATTTGCTAACCTTTCTAAAGCTGTTCTTAAATGATGTATTTAATGCCGATAATTTGCCGTGTCATTTCAATAAAATAATTTAATTACGCGAAAAAGTTTGAATTTGCTAACCTTTCTATAATTCATTAAAAAGTTACCCAATTTCACCTCGTTATTCAAACTTTGAATTTCACCACTTTGCCTAAATATCCAATATATCATTCTTAAAAGCACCTTTTAAAATTTTGCTCAAAATGTATGAGGGGGAGGTAATTAAATAAATATAATATATTATTCTGTTTCATCTTTTTCAATCTCATCAATGCATATCCAACTTTTGATTGTTCTCTCATTGCCTAAAAAATTTATTCTTATATTATTTAATGCCCATTGATTAACAACTATTGCTCCTAAAGAAGCAACAAGGCAAATAAAAGCTTTTGCACCACGCCAAGTGCAAATGTCAAATCCGTCTTGTGCTTTTTCAGGTTTAAATTCTTTATCCCAAACTACCTCAAAAGTTCTTTCTGCTGAATAAGCTATGTGAATGGCATGAGGACAGGATATTAAGGCTCGGCTTTCAGCATTGTCAAAGCAATCTAAACAAAGGTCAAATTGGTCTAATGCTGGTTTTGTATCAATTTTAAGATTCTGAGTTTGAGCAATTATCCCATACTGGTCATATAAATTGAGCTGTAAGGCTTCATTTTTATACAAGCCTATTTGAGAAGACCTAAACCATTGATTAGGAATATTCCTTGCTTCAACCTTATCATAATCAAATAGATAATATCCCCAGTCTAGATGAGCACCAGCCAAAATATAAGCTAAGTTACTACCCAAAGCACCACAGCCAAAAATAGCTATTTTCATTCCCCCCTCACTAAAAAATCTAAATGAAAACACATTTTTAAGCCTTTGCAAAGTGGCTCTTGAAATTCAAGAGAAGGCAAAATTACATTTTTTAAATAGTTCCCAAAAATATCATATTCACCAGTAAACAAAGAATTTTCATATTTGAAAACAAAATCCCCAAGCCCTGGCTGATATACAACAAAGAGCGAATGATAAGGTGCAAGTGCTAATTCAAGTGCTTCATAAAATTCATTGTCTATATTGCTTAAACCAACTCCTATTTCAGGCGAATGAGTGTGAATTACAATCCAGTCTTGAGGATAGAGCTGATGCAGTTTCCACCATTCTAAAAAATCAAATTTCACAGAAGCACTATTACCAATTTTAATTTGAATAACATTTCTGAATAATCCTTCAGTGCCCAAAATTACGCCTACTTCTTTAAATGCCATATTTAATACCTCGTTTTATAAATTAAATCTTTCTCAATAAATTCTTGAGCTGTTAATACCATACTTTTAAGAGATAAAATATTGTCCATGCCTTCCACACAAAAGCCCGCTTCTTTTATCTGAAAGTTATCAGGATTGATTAAGCTGTTAAACTTTTCTCCCTGCACAGACCAGATAATTTCTAAGTTATCTCCACGCTGTTTTAGCTCAATCAAATGCCCATTTACTTCTTCTAATGCAGATTTAACTCGTCCTACCAAAGTTTTTTTAAATTCTTCTTCTTTTTGGGCTTTCAGTAACTCTTGTTGAGTTTTATACTCTAATACATACAGAAAATATAAATACCTTAACTCAGGAGTTAATCCTTTTATATCTATAATAGGTTTATCTATATCTAAATACTGTTTAGATAAAAATTTTTCTCTTAATTTCATTAAAAGTGGACTACTTGGATATTCCCAGCCGTAAAAAAACAATACCTTTGCTGGAGTTGCAATTGGAATAATTGCATAAGACTGCCAATCCAAATCTGTGCGTAATAAATGAAGTGGCTGGGAGGAATTAGTTGTTATACCCCATTTCATTTTAAGTAAATTAAATGAATAAGGCACAAACTCATTATGAAATCCATATCCTGTAAATGCCCTGTCTTGATAAGTAAACCTTACATCCAAGGCTGAGGCTTGAGTTATTTCTACATTGCCTTTACATATTTCAATCCAATACCAGCCATCGCTCCAATTCCTTGCTTGTAAAGGTTTAGAGATATGTAGGGTATAAAAATCGTTGTAAGCTATTCCATGTAATACAGGTGCTAGAAACTTTAACCTTCTTTCATAAATTGATGTAATGGTATTTAAAATTTCACTATATTGCATAATACCACTCAGGCAGTGTTAATAAGGGTGTGTTCATGATTTCTTCTATGATAGCCATTTGCCCTTTCATAGCAACCTTAATAGCTTCCATGACTAAAGCTGAATTAGTAACTGTTTCATAACTTAAGATAGATACAGGAATTCCATTATCCTTATAAGCTATTTCTAATTGATTGCCTTGTCCAGAATGAGGATGATTAGACCAACAATCTATAATTACACAGGCCTTAGGTTTGTCTTCATAATCTTTAATTTTCTGTGTTAAATTCCCCATATTATGGCCTTCTACTAGTTCTGTAATAAAAATATCTACATCCGCTCCAAACTTTCTTGCTTCAGGATATAAAGCAAAACAATCAGTAGCCCCACATGGCCTAATTCCAAATAAGATTTGTGCAAAGGCATCTTCTACAAATTCATTAGGCAAAGGTAAAACCTTACTATAAACATTAAAAACGCCCCATCTAAAATTTTCTTCAGGGTTAGATACCATTTCTGCAATTAACGGTGCAACTTTTTTAGCAACCCTAATTGCATCTTCCATACTGCCAGATATATCAATATGAAGAAATACTTTGCCTATTTCTGCCTTTTCAAAGTCTTCTTTATGAACCTTAGCTCTAGCTTTTTTCATTGAAGATTTCAGTTTAGAGGAAATCTTTTTAACTCTTGTAACTCTGTCTATGGCAGTGCAGGATTGAGCAATTTTCTTTTCATATAATTTCTTAATTTCTTTATAAGCCCATAACCCTTTATCTTCAAATAACTTACTCAAAATTAATACCTCATCAGGACTAGCTACATATAACAAAGCAACTGCAATTTCAGGTGTTACTTCAGGAATTGCACCCAAAGCTCTTTGAACCTTAATTTTTTCTTTAATAATTTTTTCTGCAATTTCCTTAGTAGTTAATCCATCAAAATTTAAACCTTCTTCAATTTTTACAGGGGTAGTTTTCTGCTTCCATCTAAGGATAGATGCAGTTTCAGGAGAAGGTGCAAGGTGCATCAAACGGTAAAGGTTTATGTAAGTCTTAGATAATCCCTTATTTTTAATACCCCTAATATAAAATGGATTTTTCTCTCTGTATTTAATATATTTTTTAATAGCGGTATTTAAAACAACAGGCCAATGCCTTGCATAAGAAAGCCCGTTTGTTCCCCATTTAAGACAGCCTAATTGTTTAACTCTAAATACAAGTCTAGGTTCAAGCTCTTGAATTGCAGCAGCACTTACAATCCTAAAATTAGGCTTCTTATATTTAGAATTAGGCGAAAAAGGCAATCCATCTGCAACAGATAAAGCATTTGAGTAAGTAGTAAAAACTTTTAAGTCTTTTGATTGGCTATTTTTTATAGTCCACGATGTAAAATGGGCTAGAAAGACTGGGTCATTTTGAGAAATATCATAAAACTGTTTGAGAATGTCTAAAGCTTTATCTTGGTTCAACTTGCCTTTCTGCCAAAGATGCTGACAACCTTGAATAAGCAAATTGTAAGCGTTTAATCTTTCTTCTGGCAAAAGAGAAGGTAACTCTTTCATTTAAACCTCCTAAGTTATATTCAAGCTCCTAAGTTGCAGGAATTGTTTTGGTAATCCAAGCAGGACTCGAACCTGCAACCCTCAGCTTTTACAGAGCTGATGCCCTAACCTTTTGGGCGATTGGCTTGTAAATTCCTGCATTAGAGGAGCTTGTTATCAATTTAAACCTCTTAAATTATATTTAAGCTTCTAAGTCGTAGGAATTGCTAACAGGATTTGAACCTGTGACATCGTCAAGATGTCCTAACACACAGTAGCTTGTAAATTCCTACATAGAGAAGCTTATTAGTATCAAAATGACTTCTAAGCGAGAAGAACGTTATAGGGCTAGGCCCTACCCTGATTTCCACGTCAGGTGCTTGTAAGTTCTTCTCAAGAGAAGTCATTATAATCCTGCCTCTGCTTTGGGTAAAATATAAATTGTATCTGAATCTGTCATTTTTCTTACCGTATAAATGTAGCCTCCAGTATTAGCCTCAATATTAACTCCAGTTTCTTCCAAAATAACAGGTGCACATACCTTAAGTATTTCAGTTTCAGGTGTATCCATTGTAATGCCCATTTGTTGAGCATCCAATGGAATTTCTTTACTTTCTAACAAAACTTTGATTTCCATCTCTTCCCTCCGTTTAATTATCTATATAATAGAACAAGTAATTTATTTTGTCAAGGGTCTAATTTTTTTAAGTATAATTTTTTTTCCTTCTTGTGTTGTCCTAATACCAGTGATGAAGTAGTTAGCCTTTCTCAACTGCTTCCACCATTTCGTTGCTATTTCACTATCTGCCATCGTAATTGTATGAACCTTGTTACTGTTATAGGCACTTATCACTCTTAGGAGTGCATTATATTCCATATCATTGGGATTAGGTAATTTGCAATCTTTTACTTTAAATTTATCATAAGGGTCTGGTTGAGGGTCTTCTGGATGTTGATGGTGATATTTAATTCTTACTTTGTTTATAATTTGCTGTGGAGATAATATTTCCTTTTTTAATTTATCCCATAAAAAAAGACAGAAAGCCGCAAAACAATTTTTTTTAGCTACCAATTTACAAAAGTTCTCCGTCGCTTCAATAAATTCCAAATCAGTATAGTCGTCGCTGATAGTAATCAACCTTATCATCTCCTTTTCATGAACCACCACATCGTTTTTCTTGGCAATATCCTTAAAAATTTCAAGTCTGCTGTCTGGGTTGGGCATCTTTGTCTCCTTGGTTGAAAGTTATGTATCCGTTTTCTCTTAGAAATATCAACAACTTAGCACGAGCATCGGCTTCATTGTCGGTTGGTGTATATTCTCTTTTAATAAAATTTTCTAATGCCACAGCTATAGGACGAGGAAGTTCTGGGTATTTTTCACTATTAAATACACATTTAAATTCTCTAATTCGGCTAATCCAATATCTCCCTTTTTTATCTCTCCAGCTTATCCAATATGAAGGCAACCATTCACTTAATTCTCGGTAGGTATATGCTTTAATTACTTCTATTGGGTCTGCAAGGATAGTCCAAAGTTGCCCATTATGGAAATAAAAAAAATCTTTTTTGGTTCGAAAATACAATTTATATTTTATATCAGGAGCATATTTTACCCAATAATACCCGTCGGGTGTTTGCGGAAATCCTAACTCTTTTAACCTTTTACAAAGGTCTACTGAAGCAACTTCTTTTTCTGCCCAGTGCATTAGTTATCCTCCTTGTCTATTTCATTCAATATTTCTTCCCTACATGCATTGTAACCATCTTTATATGCACAAATAACCCTAAATTGAAGGTCAGGGTTTTTCACATCATCATTATCATAGTGTTGCATATCAGGCACTAAAGAACAAGCATAGGATTTAAAAAGATTAACAAGTTTCTCTATTTTTTTTAGCTCCTCGCATGTAGCACCCTGTAAATCCCCTGAAGAAGAAATTATTTTTGCTATTTCTTTCTTAATTTCTTGCATGGTTGTCTCTCCTGTTTCCTTCTTTGTATTTTTCTATTTTTTCTAATATTTGTTTGTTCAATTCTTCTTTTAATCGTCCAGCTTTAGCTAATTTCTATAGAATATAATTACAAGGATTAAATTTTAATATGGCAAAAACATCCATATCTTCTTTGCCTTGTGAAGGAATAAAATCATTTATTAAATAACTATACCACTCATCAAGAATGCGAAATGGTATATCTTTTCTATACTCAAAATCTGCTAATGTCTTCATTCCATAAATTTGTTTCATCATCTTCATTGTTTTACTATTTTTGATTTCTAAAAATTCCTGCCATTGTTTTTTAAAACATTCATTGAACATTTTATATTCTCCTTTAAACATCCTTTAAAACACCTGAAATAACAGGCTTAATATGGCTATCATATAGACCGTCTTTTTCTTCTTCACCAGTTGCCCAAACCTTTTTAGGTCTGGGATATTGCACCCCTGGCTTGTCCTTCCACCGCCGTTGAGCAAGGAAGGTGCTGGGATATATAATATATTCTAGTTCCATATTAGGCCATTCATATTTTAAATAATTCTCTAAGCCTTCCATTATTTTATTAAATAAATTATCATCAGGATTTATTTTAAGCCACTCTGCTAAAGCTCCTACTTTGTTTACTTTCCTTGGATAATTTAACCAAAATTTTTCAAATAGAATTCTTTGCTTTTTAATATTTTCTGGTGATAAGTTATCTGGTGGTTTATAGCTATATGAGTTATTATCAGAAGTAAATGAATTTGTATTTTCATTAGTAAAAAAGTTTGTATTTTCGTTAATAATATTACCTAAGTTTTTCTTTTTTTTAGTGAATGCATTATTACTTTTCTTTGGAGTAATTTTTGGAATAATTTCTGAAATAGTTTCTGTAGTAATTTCTGGTATTGTTTCACTTTTCTGGTGCATTGATTTACTATTTTGGTGCTTTGATTTAGCATTTTGTTGTTTCAATTCATTATTTTGGTGTGTCCATTCACTATTTTGGTGAATGGATTTCTCATTTTGTAAGTTTGTATTTTCACTTTCTTTTATCTCTTCTATAAATTTATATCCTTGCAAAACATATCCTAATTTTTGTAGTTCAAGTCTAATTTTGGATATATTCACTCTGTATTGCCAAGTTCTATCCCATTTATATTTTGGATTATGTCTTTGTTCTAAAAAACCTTTTTCTACTAAACTTTTCAAATGGCGATTTAATGTATTTGAATGAATACCAAGCATTAACTCCTCATTTAATTCTTTCGCTGATTTATAAATCCAGCCATGTTTAAAGCTTTCGTTTTCAAAAATATTTTCAAATTTTCCTTCATTGATTGCTCTTTCATTTTCTTCTTTAATGAATTTATCAAAATCCCTTAATCGGTCTGTCCAATACATAAATTGATTTAAAATGAGTGCTTGAATGACATTACCTGTGAGTGCTACAAATTCTTCTTTGATAACAGCTCGCTTCAATTTCTCCGTTTTATCTTCTTCGTTTTTCATTTTTACTTACCTCCCAAGACAAAAGACCCACACAGACAAGACAAGACTTTTTGACATGATGGAGGGCCAAAAGATAATCTTGCCTGCCTGTGTGGGTCTTTATTTTCAGGATACCCTCCATCATTTGTTTTTTTCTTACCAAATTACTTTGGGCTTGTCAATCTTTAAATTGCCCACACAAGCAAACAGGCAAGAAAGGGAGGAGGAAGGGTGGGACCTGTTTGCCCGTGCAGGCTGTTATTTAAAATAACTTTTCTAATTCCTTTACTCTACTATCAATAATAAAATAAATTTCCATTCCTATTTCTTCGTTTGGAATATCATAAATACTGTTATAGCCTTTTTCTTTTAAAACTTCATTTACCAATTCACGGTCATAATTTGATAATTGTTCTTCAAGTTCTATTAACCACTGTGCAGGTTGAGCTTTTTTAGGTTTTGGAGTAGAAGTAGCAGGCTTGTTCTTTGCTTCCCATTGCTTAAACTTTTCTACAAAACTATCCATTTTTTTGAAGGCTTTTTCTTTCACATAATCCACTGAGCAATTAACGCTTTTAGCTACCGTTTCAATATATTCTTCCACCTTTTTCTTATCCAAATCCATTTCAGTGATTATATCATCAAAGCTTAATTCTCTTTTAGGTTCAGGAGCTTGGTCTTTAATTTGTTTAGGTTCTTCCTTTTTTTCTTTTTCTTCTTTAGCTTCCACCTCAATTACCTTATCAATTACCTTACCTTGAAAAATCGTTTCTTCTTTTTTAGGTTCTTCTTCAACACTAGGCAATCCAAAATCCTCTTCCTCTTCAGAAATTGCCAATTCAAGTTCTGGCGTCTTTGGCTTCATCTTTAACATTTTCAATATAGCACTTTTCCTCATCATAGCTTCAGGCCATAGATGCCAAGGGCTGTCTTTAGTCCCAAACTTTTCAGCTTTTTGGTAAGCTAGGGACATTTTCCTCCGTTTTTCAATTTCTTCCATTCTAATAATATCAAAACTTTCTCTATCGTCTTTTCTCCATACAGCATAAGCTAAATAAGGTTTGCCTGGGTCTTTTGGTGCAGGTTTATGATGCACATAAGCATTAGTGCCCAATTGATAATCAAATTTATCATTTTCATATACCACATGGGCTTCCACTTCAGCTCCTGTAACCCTATATATTAACTCAATTAACCCTTGATAGCCTTTTTGGGCGTTACACTCCAAAGGACGCCCAGGTTTTTTATTATTATGCCTAGGTATCAAATAGACATTATCTCCCCCTGGAAGCAGTCCCCATTCTGCACATTTCAATAACGCATTAAGCAAACTCTCAGGCGTGCATTGTTGGAGTTGTGGGTTCTTAAATAAGGCGTTCCAGAAAGCGGCAATCAAAACATCCTTTTTTATCCACTTGGGTAATACTTTTAACTTTTCACTTGTTTCAGGAGAAACTAATTTGGCCTTGATTACTTCTAATTGATTTTTTTTCATTTTATTTACCTCCTTCTTTTAATTTAATTGCCCTTTTAAAACATTGATTTGTTAATCCTTGAATTACTGTTTTTAATTGCATGTGAAGGATAAACTCAGGATGTTTAGGTCTGTCTTTATAATAAACCCATTCTCCATGAAGAATTAATAATTTTACTAAAGTATCAATATTCCATATTTCTTGTCCTGGTTTATATTTCTTTATCCATCTTTTCATTTTACCCTCCTAATAAATTTATTATTTTAAAAGTTAAATCTATTGCTACAACAATACACGAAAAAAGAACAGTTGAAGCTAGCACTATAAAAAGAAAGAAAATAGGCGGACTTAATTTTTCAAATTTTGCTTTTATTGCAAACCCGATATTATTAAGTAAGATAAAAAATATAACCACAAAATAACAAAATGTTTTCATTTCAAATCCTCCTTGTTATGGTTTACTTTTCTTTAAAGTTTTTGAAGCGATAATTTTCTGGGTAACTTGCACCAGCATCCAAATATGAATAAGTTATACCACCTCCTAATGACATATATTCTACTAAGTCCCAATTCACAAAGCCATTTCCTATTTCACGAGCAAGGCGTTCTAGAGCTTCAGGTGAAACACAAATTTCATGATAAATAGGTATTTTACAATATTTGTTACAAATAATTGTTACGTGTTTAAATAAAAGCCCATGACAATCTTTTATTTTTATTTCCCCCATCTTAAACTCTCCTTGTTGCAATTTCTACTTCTTGATAAATTTCAAGCCCTTCAATATTCCTTATCCCTGCTCTAATAGCTGCATTCACTTTTTTAGTATCCACCATTAAATATTCTCTTGGTATTTTTTCAAAATCCACTATTTTAAATGCCCAGTGTTTCCTTTCATATACAGTGCCCTTATCCGTGCTTACCTTCAATTTTTCCTTAGGCATGGTAACTTCAGGCAATTTAACAGGTTCAATGCCCTTTTCTTTTGCTTCTTTATCCAGTTGCTCTTGTAGCCGTTTTCTTTCTTCCTCAGCCTTTTTTTCCATTTCTCGCCTTTCTAATTCAAGACGAGTTTTGTAGTCTTTTAACTTTAACTTTACTATTTTTTTTGAGTTGGTAAGAGGTTTGACAACCTCATTTGCTCTGGCTTTTACTTTTTTAATAAATGTTTTAGGGATGGCTATTCTTTTCTCGCATTCCTCGTTAATTCTTTTTTCATACTTTGCTATTGTAGCCAGCAACTCAGCGGCTTTCTGACAACTTTCTTCATTTGTTATTTCCAAGGTCTTTACTTCTTCTTCTAGCTGAGTAAATCTTTTTTTCCACACCAAAAAAGCATTTTTTGCCTCTATTAAAGCTAGATTAGCTCTAAATTCCGTAAATACATTACTATTTTGTTGCATTTTTCCCTCCTTTTAATAAATTTGGATTTTCCCATATATTTCCTATTACCTTTAAATCATACCAATTTATTATTTCACTTGATAAATCCATATAACTGTTAGTTGAAGGAGATTTTAAATAAAAAGAACCATTACCAAAAGCAACTATCCATTTGTCATAAGCAGAACTTACGATATCGTCTTTATAAATTTCCTGCTTGTTTATATCGGTAAGTCCTATATATAACATTGGCACAAATCTTTTATTTAAATAATCACCTTTAATACATCTCATTTCTTTTGTTTTGTCATGTATTTGAATCAAATTAGGGAGGACAATAACTACGTTGAAATCAGCATCATAAGGGCTTCTAATCATTTTCTTTTCTTTTTTATCCCAAACCCTAAATTTAATTACCATTTTTGCCTCCTTTTATGGTATAGGTTTTATCTAAAGCCTTTAAACAACTTTCTTTTATAAAAGCAACTGCAGCATCAATATCGTTTGTCCATAAAACATCATCAATGCCGTGAACTAAAAACTTTCCTTGTCTCCAATTATCATCAATTTTAGGGTCATAAACTTCTATATCAAATGTGTAAATATGCGATTCACTCATCTTTGTTTCCTCTTTTCTAAATTTACCCTTTTAAATACTTCCACCCATTCAAAAAACCCAAAAAAGCCTGAAAAGCTTTCGGAATTTCTTCATCACACACCACATCAACAATAGCAGGTTTCCCGTCTTTTCTTAACCTCACTGCTGCCACTTTATCAGGCTTCAATTCTTTAGGCAGAGCATAGTAGTAAGCACTTAACTGCATAAACCATGCTTTATTAGCTGTTTCAGAGGTCTTCAAATCCCACAACCATTTTTCACCTTTCCATTCAACTACCATATCGGGATGACCAATGTAACCAAACTGCTTATGTTTCACTTCAAATTCGGCCTTAATAAGTTTTACAGGTAGCAAGCTTCTAAAAGAATTTATATACCCTTCCAGCTCTCCATATTCAGGCACAAATAAATCTTCAAGTTCAGCTACACAATACTTATGAATTAGCTTACCCCGTTCACAAGCCAGTTCTAATGTATTGCTTGAGACAGGAAATTCTAAAAAAGGTGATATTACTTCAGTAACTCGTGGGTAATACATAGTTCACTCCAGAAAGCTATAATTGCAAACAATGCATCCTGTAATCCGTTTATTTGAAACAATGAAAGCTCCACAGCGAGGGCACGTATCCCACTTAAACAAATCCCATTTCTGTTGCACCTTTTCTAGATGTCCTTGCTCCCATAACTCTACCACTTCAGAAGCTTCTTTTTCGGTAAAGCCCTGAAAGTGATAATCCATTCTCCTTGCTGCAACTCTTTTCTCATTCATTTTGGCCTCCTTCCTTTTTTATATTTTAACATTTACTTTTAAAATTAAAATTTTTCTTACTTCATATTTCCTTATTTCATATTTAAAACTATCACACCAGACATATCCTTCTTCAATTAATCCAATATATTTCCCGTTGCAGTAAAGCAGGGCAGGAATATGATTATAGCTTACAGGAATAATTATTTCTTGGAATATAGGGTAACAAAAATAATGGCAAAAAATACCTCTATTCCAATCTATTCCAATCATTTTTAATTCCATTTTCCCCTCCCTTTTTTTCATTTATTCAATTCTCTAATGCCTTTTTTAATATTAGCTAATTGTTTTAAACGAAGTGCTTGTTTATCAGTAAGGATTGCTATATATTTTGGTTTTTTAAAGGAAGTAAGCAAATACATTTTAAGTGGTTCTCCTTCAAATTCCCAAGTATAATCTTGTCTTTTATCAATTTTTTTAGCTATTAATTCTACAAGCAAATCTTCTAAAATAGAACTATTATCTATTGCCATTTTTTCCTCCCTTTATTTTTATTATAAAATAACTAAATTATCTTATCAAGGTTTTCCACAAGCAATTTAGTCTAGTCCGTCCTCTGCACCATCAACTTAATTTTTCTCCCAAATTACCCAGACATTTGTTTTGGCTGTATAAAGAATAGTAATCCGCTTTATCTTAGCCGTTTTACATTTCTGTTTCACAAAGTATTGTGCTATTTTTACTGTATCTAGAAGGTCTAAATTAGATTCAAGAGAAATAGAGGTTTTGTAGGTATTCCTGACAATTCTTTTAGTAGCAACCCAGTTAGTAGGCTCAGTATTTATTATTTGGTTTTGAGAAAGAGGATTATGAGGCAGTTTTATTTCTTGATAAATATGAAAAAACAGGGCACTGAAAGCAATCCATAAGGCAATCAATAAAATAATTATATCTGTATAAAAATCAGAGGGTAGTTTCATATTTTTCTCTTAATTCTTGCTCTAATTTTCTACACTGTTTATCTGAAACAATTTCAAATTTTTTTCTAAACGATTTATTTGCTATTAGGCGTTCAAATCCTTTAATATGAGACCTATGTCCATGGCGAGTAAAACCTGTTTTAGGCAGTTTCTTTTTGGGTATTTTTTCTTTATACATGATTAGTCTCCTTATAAATAAAATTCTTTGGAATATTGCAATGCCTCAGCAATGTGCATTGCTTTAATTTTGTCTGATTTATCCATTTCACTGATAGTTTTAGCAACTTTAAGGGTTGCTTCTAATTCAGAAGGTAACATTCCTTTAGGGCTATATGCAGTTTCTAAAAAATTTAGCCCTTCCTCGTCTATCTTGCTTTTATCAAATTCAAGATATTCAAAAGGAAAATCAGTTATTACAATAGTCATATCTGTTTCTGCAAAATTAGCTTGATGTTTTCTGATTTCTTCTGGCGTGCAGATGCATAATCTATTTGTGCAATTGAAATTTCCACAAGGACATGGTTTATCCAGATAAACATCAGTTAGAGCTAAAGGTTCTTTATATATTGTTTTCTTCATAAAAAATACATCACTCGTAATAATCAATAATGAATGCTTGCCTTTAGAGGCAACATCCAAAACCCTTAAAAAATGTGGTGATTTAAAGTTAATCATTTTACCCTCCTTTTTTAGTTATTAACCCATTTTATTATTATCCACCCACTCAACCAAAACATTATTAAAAAGCCAAAGAAATCAATCATTTTGTTTGCCTCCTTGTTTCTTTTGCAATTTCATTTCTTCTTCTAAGTTTTAGGAGTGCTTTTTTGAAATGCCCTTTTTTTCTCGTAGAAGGCTTTTGAATGAGGTTATTATATTTCTCAAAAAATTCTGATAACAATTGGTGATATGTTTTAGTATTCATTTTATTTACCTCCTTTCACAAGCAATTTAGTCTAGTCCGTCCTCTGCACCATCAACTTTGTTTTTTCTTTGTATTTCTCTGATTTCCTCTTTGAGATAATAAATAGCACTTTCAATCTCGTTTAGTTTTCTTTGTTTAGCTGCCTCAGTCATCATATTCTGAGACTTTTCTATTATTTCTTTTGTTTTTAACAACCTTTTTAAAGTTTCTATTTGCCACATCTCCAAACCTCCTTTCAAAATAAAAAAAGCCCGATGCTCCTGTAAGGAACACCGAGCCTTTAAATTAGGGTGAGTGCTTAAATTGCTTATAAACCTAACAGCTTGTCTATTTCCTCATCGCTGATTTTAATATCCAGTTCCTCTAGCGCTTCTTCTAATTCGCTTCCCTCAAAAGTTTCTACTAAAATCCTTTTTGCCTCTTCCTCAGAAACTTCTTCGGGTGCATGGCTGTGAAAAAATTGATTACCCGTTCCGTCATGAATAATTAAGTAAAGCTTTCCCCGATAGCGTGCTAACCACTTAGCGCCATTTGGAAAATCATACCAACCTAAACATACATACGTTCCTTTCTCTAAAATTCTCCTACTTTTTGCGTTTCTAAGACTTTTTTCTAACATTTTACTTCCCTCCTTTCTTTAATAATTTCTCCGTCACCCGCTCAGCGCCAATTAAGTGCCTACGCAAAGTGACTATTTCATTTTGTAGCTTTGCAAAGCATTCGGGGCACATAACATAAACAGTGCCCGTGCCTTGCTTTGTGCCCAAAACACGCTTGCACCATGCACAAATAATAGTCATGACATCACCTCCTTTATCATTTTATTGAATTCCCTTCTTATATTTCGCAAACTTTCACCGCCAGTTGCTGTGATTCTGTTGTGATTAGAAGCTTCTATCAACGCAAGAAAGCACTTACGAATTTTTTTGTCTTTTGCAAGTAAAGGTAACATGCAATATACTGCGTTGTCTTTTGTGTAAGCATATTTACAAGGTGCCCATGTGGCCTGACAATACCGTTCTTTTTTCAATGGCGGCATTTTTGTATAAGTTGCTGAGTATGGCTCTGCATAAGAGCCAAAATAAAAGACCTCAACCCAACGATTGACTGTTTCTACGTAACATATCTTTCTTTTTAAGAGACATTTATCTCCTCTTTTCATTTTGATTAATTTCATTTTAACCTCCTCCTTTTTTTAAAAATAAAATGTGGTATCCCAGCGTAATATCTTTTTCCCGTGGCAGATATGTCTAATTTCCGCTTTGGTATCAATTGGAGTAATAACAAGATAAAAATCTTCCCAGTGATTGCCCGTCAAAGACGATGCAGTGAATTTTTGCTTATATAATGCATTGTTTGCTGTCAAATAGCTTTCAGCCCAAGCACCTGCCCATGTGTCTTTTCCTGAATATCCACCAATAAGAATGAATTTCAATGCTGTATTCAGATTGATAGGCTTATTCTGCTTCGCAATGAGAATTTGCGTCGTGTTACAAACATCAAAATTCCCATTGAAGAATTTAGCTCCTCTCATTGCCATTTCATTTTGAATAGAAATATAAACAGGGCTTCGTAATAGTCCGCTTCTCACCTCAGTATAAATGACTTTTTCAATCTTCAGTTGAGGCAAACACCTACAGGCTCTGCGAGTGATAATGTCAAAATACAACCAGCGTTCTGTTTCCCTCTTTAAAAATAGCGGAGCATTTAAATTACATTCAACTACATTAAAGAACCGCTTTCTTTTATTCTCAATCCCAAAATCTTCTTTAATCCGCTTCCACCCCGCTACCGCCGCTGCTTCCTTTAGTTCGCTTCTTGCCTTCCTATACTCCTCTGAGTTAGTAATTCTTTCAATCAACATCTCTCTCTACCTCCTTTCTTTTAATATCATTAACAAAAACTCCACATGCCCTTTTACGCACGCAACCCCAAAAATACGCAACAGGATTGCGTGCTGTTAAAAGTTGTGGAGTAGTATAAGCAAAGTTAAGACAATAGTCGTAGACGTCTTGAAATTCCTCAGAGCTTGGAGAAATAAATCTGGACAAAAACCGAGGCAGGCGAACATAAAGAACCTCTGCCCATTCTTTATCTTTTTGCCAAATCGGGCAGAATACTCTATAATGACGACGAGGCTTATTACCGACCCGTTCTGAATATCCTGAGTCGGTTAAGCCTTTTTTATAAAGACGATAAGCCGTCCCTTTGTGTATGTTGAGAGAGCGACCTATTTCCTTAAAGCTTAGCCCTTGAAGTTTAAGTTTGACAACCTCAGAGGCTTTTATTACTCTCATTTTATCTCCCCCTTCTACTTTCTGCAGTCACAGTCACCGTATAAGATTTGACAAAACTCTCATAAGGAGGCTCAGCTGGGGTTTCTTTAATTTCAAAGCCCGCCTCCTTAAAAACCTTGTATAATTCTTGTCTGTTTAATATTACATCATCTAAATCCACATCAGCAAATAAATGTATTTGGATGCCCTCTTTTTTAATTATAAAGTATTTTTCACCACTCATTTTACTTACCTCCTTAATTGTTCTTTTATATGTTTCACAAACCTTGCATCATTGACCCAGAAATCCAACTCAGAGTTAGCCACTAGAACAGCATCAATTTCAGAATAGTCGCAGGCTAAAATAATATCAGATTGAGAAAGAGCAATAATTTCAACATCAGTTTCAGACAATTCAGGATACATTTTGAGAAAGAGTTTTAAGTCAAAGTCATCTTCATAAGGGAAAAACCACTTGACAGGCATTTCTTTAAAATCAGGTGAGAAGAAGACAAATTGGCCATTACATTGGGAATTATCATACTTAGAAATCCGAATGAGTTTCACTTTATCACCTCCTATATATTTTTTCTTTTACAACCCTTGCCGCATCAACCAAAGGCATAAATGGCTTTTCAGGCATGAAAGGAGAGAATTTGGGAAACTGGGAGAGTTTTTGTTTCAACTCATTCTCATCCAGCTCCCAAGGATTAAATCCATATTCGCTTTCGCATTCATCAATATCCAAGTCCCAAATGTTGAAATTCCCCAGCAAGTCTTCAGAAATCCAAATGTGAAGCGGCTTGACCTCATCTGTAATGTATGCCTCTTCAATCTCATACTCACGATAGATTTCCGCATGAGGCCAATCTTCCACATGAGAAAACCGCATCTTGCCAAATTGCACTTTTTCAGCATCCACTTCCGCTTCTACAATAGCATCAGCATATTTAAGAACGACTGCAGAAGTAAACCAGAAAGAGCAAGAGTCATAAGGACAGTCAGAATCAGAAGTAGGACGGAAAGGCCGAGGGATGACCTTTCCTATGAGCATAATTTGGAGGAGCTCTTCTATTTTTACACTCCTCCAAATCTTCATTTTATCACCTCCTCCCATGATACCCTAATCTTACCAAAACTAAATTTTTTTGTCAAGCCTCTTTTTAATTTCCTTGAAACCCACACCAAACAAGCCTTTTAATAAAACTCGCACGTATTTAACTTGTAGGCTTGATTAAAACTGCAACGCAATACTTTATATGTCTTTGTGTTGAAACTGTGCTTAGAATTGAAATATGAGGCTATTTTTATTAGTATCCTCTTGCATATTAGATATTTTATTATATATATTATAGTAGGATGGCTGGGAACTCAGCAGAAGAAGAAAAACTTGAAAAAGAGATTGCTGTCGCAAAGGTCACAAAGAAAAGTGCAGTCAGGAAGTTACTTAAAATATACCGCGAAGCAATGAAGCAGAAAAAGTATGTAGCAGCGTTGAAAGCGTTAGAGCTCAGTCTCCGTGTATGTGGAGTGTATGAACCTGGTTTAACCCTTCGTGGTGACTCAGAACATCCCATCCACCTCATGGCCGATGCTCCACCTCAACCCCAAACCATTGCAGAATGGGAGGCACAGGTTTTAGAAGCTCAGAGACAGAGAGAAAAGAGAAAGTTGGCTATGCAAGACAATGACCATGAAAATGACCTTTCTAATGTAGCTGAGAGAAAGTTAGAGAGTGAAAGCAAGGAAATGAGTTGTAGTTATTGTGGCAGTGAAAATAGAAGTGAGAAACACAAATCCACACAAAAAAATGGCCATTCTCCAAAAAAACTCCTACCTCTATGCAAGAATGAATAGGCGGAAAAACCAAGGAAAATGGCCTATGTCGGATATTGTTCCATTATGTCAAATTTACAAACCCTTTCAAATTCAGCATAAAATTCCTGAAAACCTGCATCAGCTCTGCATTCCCCGCCTTTTTGATGCGCTGAAGTATTCCAGAGATTGCTATGATGAGACACTACCAGCTCTGCTTTATCCCTGCTTTATTAAAATCAGTGAGATAAAAAGCCTGCTGCGCACCCAGAAAAAAATGGGACGGAGGCGTTATATAGTATCTAAAGTTCCCACTCCCACAAAATTTTTTTATTTTAAACAAGGAGGCTTACATGAATAATCATCCCAAACAGGCTCATGTAAATTTAAACGAGCTTAAGAACTTTCAATGCCCTAAATGTAAAGGAGAGGAATTTACAACGATTTATTATTTAAAGAAAGTGCCTGCTGTTTTATCTAGAACAGGAATGAAAGAGTTATTGCCTGTTGAGTTTTTTAAATGTATGAAGTGCGGATTTGTAACTCCTATTGTAAAAGCTAGGAGGTAACAATGAAGGTTTTTTGGAGACCTCAACCAGGTCCTCAAACTGCTGCCGCTACCTGTCCGTGTGATTTAATTTTCTTTGGTGGGACTAGGGGTGGTGGTAAGTCTGATTGTTTATTAGGAAGGCATTTATTAGGTGCTCAGAGGTATGGTAAGGCATGGAATGGGTTAATTATAAGAAGGAAGTTCAAAGATTTTGGTGAGTTAAGAAGAAGGATTGATGAGTTAATTAGTCAGGGATTACCTGCTGAGAGAACGGGAGGAGACCATCAAACCAATTTTATTAGGTTTCGTAATGGGGCTTTAGTTACAATGACAGCGGTAACTCACTTGGAAATGGTAGATAGTTTTCAAGGGCAACAATACACAGAAATATCTATTGATGAGGCTCAAAACTTTCCTTTTCTTTATCAAATGATTGATAAGTTGAAGGCGTGTTTAAGGTCGCCACACGGCGTGCCATGTCATATGTTTCTTACTGGTAATCCTGGTGGGCCTGGTTCAAATATTATTAAGACGATGTTTGTGGAGGTAGCCCCTTATGGGCGAGTTACTTATGATAAGGATGGTGAGAGCAAAGTCTTTATTTTTTCTAAGTTAGAGGATAATAAAATTCTTTGCGAAAAAGACCCTAAGTATGTTAATCGTTTAAGAGCCATTAAAGACCCTGCACTTAGGAGAGCTTGGTTAGAAGGGGATTGGGATGTTTTTGTAGGCCAAGCTTTCAATTTTAGTTACGAGCACCATGTCATTAAGCCACTGCCTATTCCTAGGGGTGCTCCTTTATATTCAACTTTTGACTGGGGGTTTGGTGCTCCTTTTGCATGGCAGTGGTGGTGGGTTGATGGAGATGGAAGGATATATCTTTTTGCGGAATGGTATGGATGTGGAGAAGCACCAAATACAGGATTAAGATTAACAGACTCTGAAATAGCCCAGGGGGTTATTGAGCGTGAGAAAAAGATGGGTATTTGGGGGCGAGAGATAATTCGGTTAGCAGGACCTGATTGCTTTAATAAAAAGCCAGATTATAAAGGTGGAGGGCAGGGGCCTTCTACTGCTGAAATTTTTGCTGAGCATGGAATTTATCTTACTGCTGGAGATCCTAATAGAAAGCTTAAAATTAGACAGTTTAGAGAAAGGTTAAGGATATTGGATGATGCACCGCCGATGTTATTGGTTTATGAAAATTGTAGGCACTTTATCAGAACTATTCCAGCGTTGTGTGTAAGCGAGGATGACCCTGAAGATATAGAAGGTGGACAGGAAGACCACTGCTACGATGCAGCGTGTCTTATTTGTATGGCACACCCCATTGCGATGGTAACACCAGAAGAAGAGAAGTCTTATCATGACAGAAGGATAGAGATGTTAGAGAAAGGGCATGAAAGAGAAGATGACTATGAAGGGTATGCTACTGTAGAGCAAAGGTTAGCTATAAAAGATTTAGGGATTGATGAGTGGTTTTTTGATAATGAGGAAGAAGAATACGCTCCAGATTTGGTTAGAACAATAAGAGAAAGATAGAGGCAAAGGTAAGGGTATGCTGAAAATAAAAAATGTATGCGTTTGCCTGTCTGCCTGATGGTAGGCTTATTATTCAGTATGCCCTTGCCGTTAAAATAAAAGGAGGTGAAATAGGAATGGTAAAGTTTGAGCTGTTTGATATAGGTATTTTAATAGGACTATCTCTTTTTATAGCCCTTGTATTTCTTTTAATTGGTTATGCACTTGGCAGAAATTCGGCAAACCTACCACTGCAAACTTTAGTTACTCCTACTACAAAGGAAGTTGAAATAGAGGAAAAAGACCCCTTTCAAGAGGCATTAGAGGAGGAAGAAGAAATAGAAAGAAGGGAAAGCACCATTAAATCTTGACTTTTTGTTTGAAGTTTTTTATACTTAAAATAGGCAAACGCAAAGGAGCTAAGTGAAGCTTATTTGCGAAATTTGTCGTCAAACTATAGGTCTATTTAATCCCGAAGATTTAAGACTGCCTTTAAAGGGCAGTATGTTTCTTAGTAAAGACCCTGCTCATGGGTTTCCACCTCCATTTCATCCCAGCAGTGTTTATGGAAGTAAGGACAACCCTCTTTTATGCCCTTATTGTCGTAAAATTCCCTTCCTGCATCCTGATAAAGTTTTAACGCCAGAAGGATATATTAAGGTAGAAAAAAAGGAAGAGGCAAAGGTAGAAGAGAAAAAAGTAACAGAAACAGATAAAAAGGAAACAACTCAAGAGAAAGAAGTAACAGAAGTTAAGATGTATAAATGTCCTGTATGCGGAAAGGAATTTTCCTCTCGTTTTGCTCTTGGAGGACACATGAGCACTCATTCTCTTCTTAAAGCAAGGAAGTCATGGGAAAAGAAAAAGAAAGGTAAAAAATGTCAGAAGAAGAAAGGAAAGAAACAGTAGAAACCAAAGAAAAGCTGACAACTGAATTGTTACCACCTGAAGGGCATCCTGATGTAGGGCGTAAAGTCTTTGAAATTCTTTATGAAATTCTTAAAGATAAAGAAAATCTTGGATTACCATCCAAGTGGAAAAGAAATTATGAGTTAACTAAAAATAAACACTGGAAAAGAAAATCCTCAACAATCCCTCTTGTTTCAGTAAATTTAATCCATGCACACAGACAACGCACAGTCAATTTATTAACAGACAATAATCCTACCTTTAATGTAAGGCGTGTTGGTGAACCTCCAGAAGGGCAGGATGATATATACGAGAAATTATTAAGAACGGCTGAGTTTTGGTGGATTGACCAAGAACAACAGAGCGTTTTGGAAAAATCTGTAATAAATGGAGAGACTTATGGCTGTTGCATTGAAAAGGTAATTTTTAATCCCGACCTTGAATTTGGCTTAGGCGAGGTAGAGGTTGAGGTAATAGACCCTTTTTATTTTGGTTTTTATCCTGTTAATTGCAAAGATATACAAAAAGCAGAGGCCGTGCTTCATTTTTATCCTCTAACTCTTAGAGAGGCTCGTAGGAGATGGCCGAAGTTTGCCGAGAAAATACGCCCTGATGATGAGATATTAAAAGAGTTAGGCGATGATAGAAGGGAACTTCAAACAGGTAAAGGAGGTAAAGAAAGGGGATATTTTTCAACTTTCGCTGGAGTAGTTAAAAATTTTCTTCATGGAAGCAGTGGAAAAGGGAAAGGAGAATCCGATGAATGTTTAGTGGTGGAGTGTTGGGTTAAAGATTACACAATGGTAGAGCAAAAAGAATTAACTGTTGCTAAAATACAAGGACAGGAAATAGAAGTTTACCAATCTGTTTTAAAGCCTAAATACCCTGGTTTTATCCGCTGTGTTACGGTATGTAATGGTGGTGAACTCGTCCTTGACGATAAACCCAATCCTTCTATTAACCCTGAATTGCCTGAAGAAGAAGCCCAAAAAACATATCTCTATGATAAATTTCCTTTTAGTTTCACACAAAGCGTTACTGACCCTGTAAATCCATGGGGGCAAAGCGATATTGAGCAATTAGAAGCATTAAATTTAGAATTGGATAAAACTATAAGCCAGTTTACTCTAATAAAAGATAAACTTTCCAGGATTAAAATTATAAATCCTAAAAATTCAGGAGTGGCAAATAGTGCTTTTACTAATCGGCCAGGTATTATCAATCCTACTAATGCTGCCATAGCAAATGCCATTAGATATATGGAGCCGCCCAAAATTTCTCCAGATTTAATAAAGGCTCTTGAAATTTATAAAGAGTTCTTTTTCCTTGTAGCAGGCACATTTGAACTAGAACAAGCACATACCCCAGGGCGGGATGTCATTGCTTATAAAGCTATTGCTGCCCTTTTAGAACATGCCGCAACTATGTTAAGGGGGAAGATACGTAATTACTCCAAGATGATTAGGGAACGAGGACGGATGTATCTTTCCCATGTAATGAATTGGTATACAGAAGATAGATGGATTAATTATGAAAAGGATGGTGAGGAGTTTTCTATTCCTATTCGTGGCACTCAGATGATAGTTCCAGCCAAGTTAATGGTGGTAAGTGGTAGCACCATGCCGATTAGTAAAATTCAAGAAAGAGAAGAAGCAATAGCTTTATATGAAAAAGGAGCTATTGATGTAGAGGAATTATTGAAAAAGTTAGATTGGTCTAATAGGAAACAGGTAGTAAAGCGGATGAGAGCAGGTCCTCTTGGAGAATTACTTGAAAGACTTTTAATGATAGGCGCACCAGAGCAAATGATAGCAGCCTTAAGAGATATAGCTAATATGGACCAAAAAGAATTTCAAAGAGAATGGGAAAGAGGAAATATTCCACCCTTCCCTGCTTTATTACAGACTGAAGAAGCTCCATCTGTAACTGAGAATTTAGAAATAGAAAAAGAAATAGCCAATATAGAAAAGACATTAGCCCAAAAAGCCTTGCTTGAAGAACAAGCAAGGACAGAACAAGTTGAACAATTAGTCAGGCAGGCAGGAATTACTTTTGATGAAGAAATGTTGAAGATTAAAAGAGCAGAACTTGTTGCTAACCTTGAAAAACAAAGAGAAGAGAGCAAGAAAGCACGGGCTGAATTTGTTACAAAATTAGAGCAATTAAGAAAAAAGAGTGAAAGTAGGGGCACAGCTCCTTTTAGAGAAAAAGGTTTAAAAAGTAATAATGTTATAAAGAGAGGTGTTTAAAATGGCATTATTAACTTATGGGCAAAGAAAACGGTTAAAAAAGAGCAGTTTTGTATTTCCCGAGAAAAGAGCTTATCCTATACATGATAGAGCACATGCCATTAACGCACTTGCAAGAGTAACGCAATTCGGTTCTCCTGCTGAACAGGCAAAGGTAAGGGCTGCTGTATGTAGAAAATATCCAGATTTACCTTATTGTAAAGAAAGAAGGAAAGGAAAGAAATAACGATAATGATACTTTCTGATTTTAAATGCAAGAATAAAAATTGTGGTTTTATTTTTGAAGAAATAATTACGCCTGATGTAAAGACTTTAAAATGTCCACGATGTGGGAGTGAGGCAAAGCGTATTATCACTACTTCTACTGTAAATCTAGCAAATGAAGATGCACCTTGGATACGAAGTATTTTAGAGGTGGTGGACAAAGAGTCAAACAAACCAGAGACAATAGAATTTTTAAGAAATCCTACTAGAACTAACTATAAAAAATGGATGAAGGCAGAAGGATTAAGACATTTAGAACCAGGGGAGAAACCACAAAAACCCAAGATTGACTTGGATAAAATAAAAGAGCGTGTTTTTGAAAAATATAGAGAAAGAACTAGGATAGAGATATAAAATGCCAATACCTAAATATCCAAAAAAAGGAGAAAGTAATCAGGAATATATTAGTAGATGTGTAAGTTATTTAATAAAGCATGAAGGTAAAACACAAAAACAGGCATTAGGCCAATGTTTTGGTATGTTAAGGCAGAAAAGAGGAGAAAAAGCTGCACCCAAGAAAAAAACTAATTTATTAAATTATGGAAGGAGATAGCTATGGGAGATTGGGAACATACTATATTGGTTTTACAAAAGGTAGCTGATAAATATCCTTGGGGAGACGATTTTGCTTATCTTTTAAAGGCTGAGCCAAATCCATCAGACTTAGATGGTAATGATGCTTTAGATTATGAGGAAAAAACAGGTATTACAAGCACTGAAGCAGCGGTTCAAATTGATAAAACTTTTGTTCATGACACCTTGGTTGATTTGAATAGAGAACTTTCTAATTATGCTCGTGCTGTAGTTCAGGTAGGAGTAGCAAGAACTGGCGGGACTGATGGAAACATTTATTTTACTAAGGCCACTTTTACTTTAGGGTATATTGATGAAGCAGGCACATTTACTTCAATAGCTAGTGCAGATGGCACACCTAATTTTTCCACAAACAGCACCGATTATCAGCTTTGCAGTGCCCAAGCCTATATAACAATACCTTATAATACCATTATTTACCCAGCAAATCGGATTGCCTTAAAAGTGGAATGTTATGGCTATAGAGCTACAACTGAACATGGCAAAATGAAGCTATGTTGTAGTAGAGGCAGTTATAACAGTTATTTAGACTTTTTCTGGAGACAAGTATGAAAGTAAAAGAATATAAACGAACAAAGAATAAACTTGGCGGGGTTCATGTTCAAGAAACAATTAAAGAACTCCCTGACCCAATTGACCACAATAAGATATTCTTAGCTAAGTTTAAAGATTTAATTGGTAGGCAGAAGAAAATTGCTAGCAAAGTTGGGGTAGAAGAATGATGGATTATCATCTCCTACCGCAATTCAGGCCAACACGGCTGCAAGATTTAGTCCTTTGGTATGAGCCGTGGTCTTTTAGAGGGCGCACTTGGTGCAATCTAGCGCCGTGTTATAGTGACAAAAACCACGGCACAGCCTATGGCGGTGTTGGTTTATCAACTTGGCATCCACAGTTTCCTTCCGCTCCTAAGTTTGACGGGGTTGATGATTATGTGGAAGTTTCAGACAATGGTAGTTTGCATTTTACTGATGCAATTACAATCGAAGCGTGGGTTAAATTAAAGGAAGATTTTGTGGAAGGAGATGCACCTCGAATGGTCGTGTCTCTTTATGAAGATAAGAGTAATAGAATACAATTGTATTTTAGTTTTGATAGTGGATATAGGGGGAAAGTAGGATTCCTAATAGTAGATGATGGTTCAATATATAGAGTTTATACTCATGAAACTTTTTGGCCAAAAGATACATGGTTTCATTTTGTTGGCTCTGCTGGCTCTAATGGAATGAAGTTGTATGTCAATGGCGAGGCGGATTATGAAGTGGTTGCGGATACAACCAGTTTTAGCATTGCTCCCAATATTAATACCATCGGCTGTAGATTTTATAACCAATCTTATCTACAGTTTTTAAACAGCACAATACCACTCGTCCGCATCTACAAAGCAGCCTTAACTCCAGCAGAAGTTATGCACAACTACACCCATCACCCGCTATACCTTTTAGGAAGGGGAATTAACTCTTACATGTTTGTTAAAAGAGGAGGGATTTATGTCCCGTAGGAGAATACAATGCAAAGTAGCCTTATAGCACAAAACCAAAATTGGCGTGTTCGGGCAAGAACAGAAATGGGAGAAGAACAATACGCTATTACAAAGGCATCAGGAAGATACACATTTTATTTATATGGCAGAACAGAAAAGTTGATATTTTATAAAAAACTACAAACAATTATTAAATCTTATGAGGAGAGTGATAAAAAAGAAAATTTATGGACGTTATGTTTTGATAGTCCTCAACAACCTATGGAATTTTGCATAGCATTACTTATTAAAGACATTAAATTTTTACTTGAGGCAATTCCAGTAACAGAGGCTGAGAAACAAATGCAGGTTGAAGAAGAGATAATTTCCTATCCAAATAAAGGAGGGAATAAGTTACAGTGAATAAAGAGAAAGAAGTAGCTATTGTAACTGTGGATAAGAAGCAAGTTACAGCAGTTGTGGTTGACAAAACTTACACAGGCTCTATAATATTAGAGATACATTTAAACCAGGGTAATATTTTGAGGACTTTTATGACAAATAGGAGAGAGATAAAAATAAGGAAAAATTAAAAAGACGGTAGTCTAACCCTTTAAGGTAGTAACTAGACCCGTTACTCAAGATTTCATTGAGTAGCGGGTTTTTTATTTTGAAAGGAGGACAAGAGGATGGGTGAAACAGAAGAAAAAAAGGACGCTAAAGAAGTTAATAATACTGAGAGTTCGTCCCTCTCGGTAAGTTCTTCTGGTGATTTACTGAGCACAGTAGAAAAAGTAATTAGTGCTCAGCCGTCTGAGGAGACGCTAAACACCGAAACACCAGAAAAAGAAGAAACAAAAGAAAAAGAAACAGAAGAGAAAGAAGAGAAGGCCAAAGAGGAAACTAAGGAAACAGAAGAGAAAGAAAAAGAGGAAGAGCCATTACGTTTTGATAAGCATCCCAGGTTTCAAGAGCTTATCAAGCGTGTAAAGGCAGCAGAAGAGCGAGCATTAAAGGCAGAAGCTCAATTAGAAGCGTTAATAAAGGGTAAAGAACCAGAGAAAGAGAAAGAGCTTAATTTTGTGGATATTACTACTAAAACTGATGAAGAGCTTCTTGAATGGCAACAGTCAGACCCTAAAGGGTATGCGGCCAATTTAGCTCGTCAGATTAGGTATGAACTGCAACAGGAAATTCCCGATATAAATGAAATTTTGAAAAAACATAGGATGGATGAGGAAATTGAAAGAACATATGAGGAGTATGCAAAAGCCCATCCTGATTTTGATGAGATGTGGGATGCTGGCGAGATACAGCGATATATGGAAAAGCACCCAGGCCATACTCCTATTTCTGCTCATATGATGCTCACTCAGGAAAAACGAGAGGCTGAGATACAAAAGCGGATTGAAGAAGCCGTTGCAAAGGCTGTTAAAGAGACTGAAGAGAAGATGATTAAACAATTCAAGGCTAAAAAGCATGCCAAGGTTCTTCCTGCGGGGCCTGCTAGCACAGGAATTTTAAATGAAACTGCTACACCAGATTTAAAAGATACAAAAAAATTTGGTGGTTTACTTTCCGTCTTAGTTGAACGCTCAAAACAGCGTGAAAGACTAAGAGGAGGGTAAAAAACATATAAAGGAGGTTAATGGCGATGGCATTACCATTTGAAGAACTAGAAGCAATAACAAACGATTATTTTATGGCTGATGATGGGAAGGCGGTAGATATTTATTTTTATTCGTCTTTCCTTCTTAATTATTTATTAAAACAGCAAAAGGGAATTTGGAAAAGACCTGAAGGCGGACAAAAAATAAGAGTTCCACTGGAATATTCTGGACAGGAAGCAAGTTTTTATAAACGGGGCGACACTATCTCTAGTGATGACAAAGAAAGTGTGACCGCTGCATATTTCAGATGGAAACATGCCTACGGAAATGCGACTATTTATCGTGTTGATGAATTGGAAAACGCTGGTAGATATGCAGAGGTTGAATTAGTGGTTCAGAGAGTAGCTGGTGCTCAAAAATCCCTTACAAAATTATTGGCAGAAAGTATTTATGATTTGCCTAGTGGAGATAGTGCACGGCTTACTGGACTTAGGGCATGTTGCAATGAGGATGCTGATTTGCCTTATGGCGAGATTGCTGAGAATGATTTGGTAGCTGCTGATGGCACAAAGCCTTGGGAAGGTAAAATGGTTTCCACAGCTACAAATCTTACTCTTGGCGTTCTTAGGGATATGGCTACCGCTGCCAAACTCCGTGATGGAGCTGGTGGGAAGCCTGATTTAATTGTTATGCCAGAAGACCTTTGGAATATTATTGCTGATATACTTCAGGTTCAACAGAGGTTTACCGATGGTAAAGAAACTGCAAAGGCTGGCTTTACTGGACTTTATTTTGAAGGAAAGGATGTTTTTCCTGATGATTTTTGTCCAGCTAAACATGCCTTTGCACTTAACTCAAACCATATCGGGTTTGCGGTTCATAGAGACGGTTATTTCATGAGAAGCAAATGGAAAGTTATTCCTGATAGTCCTGAAGACCGCACCATGAAGATTTATTTTGATGGGAATTTGATAGTGAATAACAGGAAGGCACATATAGGATACAGCAATTTATCGTAATTTTATTTTGGGCTTGACCCAAATAAGTCCACAGGAAGCGTGGTGGGTCAAGCTTTGCTGGCTTCCGAAAAGGAGGAAAAGAAAATGAGCAAACCAATGAAAAGAACAGGATTTAGCCAAGGAATTTATGAGGTTTCTAAAACCAAGAAAGAACAGATAGGAGCACTGCGGATTTTGCGTGATGGAAGAAAGTTTAGGTATGCTAGAGCTGGTTCAAGTGCTTTAGGGCAAGGAAAGATGGGGGTTGCAGCTGCTATTAACAGCAATGCTGTAAACCAATCTTGTCCTGCTACATCGGTAGGAGCTAAACAGCTTACCTTGACCCTTGGCGGGGCATTAACTTATGCCGAAGATTATTTTGCAGGTGGATATTTACATATCAACGATGCTACTGGAGAAGGACATGCTTATCCCATTGAAAGTAGCACTGCGGTAAGCAATGGGACTTCTATTACTGTTACATTGTCTGAAGGAATTAAAGTAGCTCTTACCACAAGTTCAGAATATACCTTAGTCCATAGTCCTTGGATGGGTGTTGTGGAAAGCACTACTGAGGAAAATTTACCCATTGGTATTCCACCTGTAGCTGTGCCTGCTAATTATTATTATTGGGCACAGACTGGTGGGCCGGCGATAGCATTGGTTAGTGGAACTCCTGCCGTAGGTTCTATGCTTACTTTGGCTGCAACCAAAGGTGCTTTAACTGCTATTAATTCTAGTTTGGATGTTGACCAGCCTTATGTGGCAATTGCGTGGGGAACTGTTGGTGTTAATACTGAATATAAACCTGTATTTTTGTTAATTGATTAAAATAGCGGGGTCTCTTTGGAGACCCCTAAACTAAATTAACAAGGAGTGAAAAATGGCACTTACTGTAAAAAACAAAGAATATACAGTTTTTGGGAATAAAAGAGTAATGTTTTTTGAGGTTGATTTTGATGATGCTTATCCAACTGGTGGAGAAGAGTTAAAGCCTGCAACTTTAGGATTAAGGCGTTTTGATTTTGTCAATGTAACTAATAAGGGTGGCTATACTTTTGATTTTGATTATACAAACAATAAGATTGTAGTCCGAAATATTAGCGATGGCAATGAGGTAAGCAATGGCACAGACTTAAGTAGTCTTACAGGCGTTAAAGTAATGGTAATAGGTATTTAAATGAAATTGCCGAGGATAATAAATGGCAATAGAAACCGCACAGGATTTATATGATGAAATAGTAAGTAAAGTTCATGATACTTCTTATACATTGTCTAATGTTTTGTCTATTCTGAATAAAGGCTTAAAAGAAATTGCAGGTAAATTTTTACTTCCTGAGCTTGAAACATCCACTGAAATACCAGTTGGCACGCCTAAGATAACAGCAACAACCATTTCATTTACCGCTAGCACAAAAACTATTGCGGACAGCGGTAAGGGATTGGTAAAGGCTGGTTTTCGTCAAGGATATACCATTACTATTACTGGAGCATCTGAAGCTGAAAATAATCAAACCACTACTATAACAAGTATTGAAAGTGATGGAAGTTCAATGGTAGTAGAAGGCACTCTTGTTGATGAAAGTGCTGGAAGTGAAGTTACTATTACTGGCCCAAATGTTAGTTATGTGCCTTTGCCCTCTGATTATCATAAAAATCTTTTTCGTTGTTACAGCGTAACAAATAATAGGAAGGTTGAGATTTATGAAAGCGTTGCTTTATTACTTCGGCGTTTTTCTCTGGTTAATCGTTCAGGTGTTGTTGTAGGAGTAGCTGTAAGAGGTTCTAATTTATATTATCAAAGGATACCCTCTTCTCCTGAAACTCTACGCATACATTATTATAAGATGCCAACTCTTCTTACAGATGGTAATAGTAAGCCCGATTGTTTGCCTGAGCATCTAGTAAGACCTCTTCTGGTTAATTATGCTTGCCGTGAAATTTTTAGTGAGATTGAACAAGGATTGGAAGGAGAAAAAGTAAATACATTGTTTCATCATAACTTATTAAGAGAAGCTATGGCTGATTTAGAAGATTTTATTGGACCAGAAGGAAAAGAACCAGAAGAAATTGAAGAAGAAATAAATTGGAAGATGTATTTGATTTAAATGAAACCTATAAAAATATTTGGCTTTAATGGAATGAATAACTTAAACAGGGCAGGCAGTGCTTTTACAGATGCTAATGGCATTGCCTCTCCTTTTATTGCTTTAAATGTAGATGTTGTTGAAGGGGCATGCATTAAAAAAAGAGGATACACAAAAGTATGTTCTTTATCTGGGGCGCATTCCTTATTTAGTAACAACGAGGTAATGCTTTGTGTAGCCAAAGCAAAACTTTACAAAATAGTAAACGATAAAGCTATTGAGCTATGTTCTTGTAATGAAAATGCTCCTATGTATTATGTTGATTACAATAATGTAATTTATATGTCCAATGGTTACTGGTCTGGTGTTTACGATAATGGAGAAATAAGACAATGGGGAGTTAATTTGCCTCCATGTCCACAATTAAGAATAACAGATGGGAATTTGTTTCCTGGTAAATATTCGGTATGTTACACAAAAATAAATGAAAAAGGCATTATTAGTGGAAATGGAGAAATAGCTCAAATAGAGTTTACAAATACCGCTGGTATTGAGTTATTAAATTACGATAATTCTTTTCTTTGCTGGATAACGGATGCCAATGGAGATATTTTTTATTTAGCAGAAGTTCAAAATAATAAAATAACCGATAAGTATTACAATCAAATACTTCCTAGCCTTTATGTTATACCTCCAAAACCAATGAAGCATTTAACAGAGGCTTTTGGAAGAATTTGGGGAAGCTATCATAAAAGTCTTTATTTTTCAGAACCTTTATCCCCTGAATGGTTTAAAGAAGCTAATCGTTTTGATTTACCAGAGGAAATTAATATGATAGCTCCTGTTAAAGAGGGAATATACATAAATTCTAAATATTCAACATGGGTTCTTTGGGGAACAGACCCTAATAAAATAGAAATAAGAAGAATAGGAATTGGTGCAGTTGAAAATTCACTTGTATATGCAGAAGTAGAAGAAAGTGGAAGGGAAATTCCCACATGGAGACATAAGACAATGTTGCCTGTATGGTTAAGCAGAAAGGGATTTGTGGCAGGCACACAGCACGCTAGGTTGGTGAATTTAACAGAGGAGATTGTAAATATTAGTTTAGGCAGAAGAGCAGCGGCATTGGCTCGTAAAATCAATGGTTATAATCAGCTAATTGTAACTATGTCCTCGCCTTTTTGGGGTGATGGTTCTCTTAACCAAGTTTTTAAAAATGGCACATTAAACTAGAGGGAGGATAAAATGGCAATTTATGTAGTAAACATAGGTGAAAAGGAAGCTCTTAAAGATTTGTTAGTTTCTCAAGCAATGATAGTTGGCTTGTATAAAAACAATGTTAATGTGGATGGTAATACTACTTTTGAACATTTAGAGGAGCTAGATAAGGAAGCTGATGGATACCAACCCAAAAAGTTAACAAATGATGTAGTTTTTGACCAAGCTACAGCAGACAAATGGTATGTATATACAAACTCTGATGGCAAAGCAGAAGCACAATACTCAAACGCTGCTTTGGAATGGGTAGCCAGCCAATCTGATGTTGATAATAACAATACCGTATATGGGGTATTTGCATGGACATTAGTTTTGCCTTTTACATCTGGAGGCACTGATGAAATTAAAGTTGGAAGCACAATTACAGGTATTACCAGTGGTGCAACTGCAGAGGTCACTGCTATTCGTTTAACTTCTGGTTCGTGGGCAGGTGGAGATGCTGCTGGAGAATTATGTATTAAAAATCAAACAGGCACATTCCAAGCAGAAGGAATTAAAATAGATGCAAATGATTGTGCTACTATTGCTGGTAACTCAGAAAAAAGATTGCTTTTTGTAGAAGCCTTTACCACTGGACAGGAAATCAATCAGGTTGGTTTTACAATTAAATATACTCTTAAATTAACAATGAGCACGGCATAATGAAGATAATTAGCTTAAATAAAATCAATCATATAATAAATCATTCCAATTTTCAGGATGTTTATTACACGACATACGATAAGTTAAAAATTACGGATGTTTGTGTAGAAGATAGACAAACAATGAGTTTAACAGGAGAAGTTAAGGCAAGATACAAAAGTAGAGAATATACTTTACCAGTATTTTATCATTGCGACCAAAACGGGACTTCTCCGCCCATAGAAGACGAATGGAGGCAGAAGGAAGACAATAATTCTTTGAAAGGTGGAGTAAGGGCATTTCAGGTAGGCGATGAGGCTATTGCTTTACTTCATAAAGGACGCCCCATGTATATTTTAGGAGCTGATTATCCTAGGAGATGTCTAAATTATTTTAGAATGGATTTATATCTATATCCTGCTTTTAAAGGTGGTTATCCTGCTTGGCCAGATATGACGGCAAGGGGTGATGCTTTAGGAATAAAATACTTTAGGGTTTCCAAACAAGAAGAGATATGGCAAGAGCCAAAAGGTTGTTGTTGGGATACATTATATATAGCGACAATGGTAGGAGAGAAAAAAGCTACTGGATACTGGGCATATTGGGAAATAACTTCCTATGGCGATTGGTTTATTAAAGTGGGGCCAATAGCCATAGTATGGTTATATCGTAGTTATGGAACAATATCAGCTCCATTAGGTATATATGCTCCTCTTTCTTATGGATTTAATAATATATTCAATGTAGGAACTGCAATATGGACAAAGGAATTAGAAGATAGCACATGGCAGACTATGAATGCTCGCTACAATCGTCCACTTAAAAGTATGCCTCCAGTTACTTTATATAGTGGTTTTACTCAGCAACCAAAATTTATAGAGCTTTTTAATGCAATTGATAGGAAACATCAGGCACCACCTATTTCTTGGTATTGGACAGATATTTATAGGCAGGCATGGGATGATGACTTGGGATATAAAGGAGTGCCAGCATGAAAAAAACATTACACGAACCTGTAAGAAAAGTAAGAACCAGAAGAACTATCAGTCCAGAAGAAAAAAGGAGAGTAACAGTATATTTAAGAGGCCCTAAAGTAGATGGGCTTTATTCTGAAAGAGTAAAACTGCAAGAGGCTATTTCACGATTTTACGGCACAAAAAGAAAATGGACTTTTAATTTTGATGATAGAATTTTTACCTGTGATTTAACAGCAAAAGAAATAGAAGATTTAAAGAAAAATACAGACATAATAGAAAAGATTGTTGAGCATAAAGAAGACGAAGTAGGAATTATGATTAGTTATCCTTATCCTGATTTTGACCCAGATAATGAAAATATTGATTGGGGAGTATCGGCTATAAATGCTCCAACAGCTTGGAGTGCTGGTTATACAGGTAAAGGAATTAAACTAGCTATTATTGATACAGGAGTAGCTTATAATCATATTGATTTAAAAGATAGATATATAGCTGGTTATAATGCTATTACTGGTTCAGATGACCCTCTTGATGATCACGGACATGGAACGTGGTGTGCGGGTATTGCCTGTGCATCGGCAAATGATATTGGTTACAAAGGAGTTGCTCCTGAAGTAGATTTATATGCAGCGAAAGTTTTAAGCGCACGAGGTGGTGGGACTTGGGCAGATGTAGCTGCGGGTATTGATTGGGCAACTCAACAAGGAGTAGATGTTATTTCTATGAGTTTAGGAGGAACTATGCCTGATGAAACGGTTGAGAATGCTTGTGCTAATGCGTGGGCAAGAGGCATTGTTATTGTGGTAGCTGCTGGTAATAATGGCCCTGGGATGGGTACTGTTACTTATCCAGCCAAATATAGCAGTTGTATGGCAGTGGCAGCAATAGATTATCAAAAATATGTTGCATGGTTTTCAAGTAGAGGAGCGGAAGTGGAAATAGCTGCACCAGGAGTAGGAGTAACGGGATGTTGGCCTGGCAGGCATTTAGATATGTATGGAGATGGTCAACATTTCGTAGGAGATTACTGGTATTGGGCAAATGGGACATGTCTTACTGGTGATACTGAGATTTATACTCCGTCAGGGCCTAAACAAATCAAAGACCTCAAAGAAGGTGATGAAGTTTTTTGTTTTGATAAAGGACAGCTTACAAAAAATAAAGTTAAAAAATTATTACGACAAGGGGTTAAAAAAGTTTTTAAAATAGAGACTAGCGATGGGAAAAATATAAAAGCTACATCAAATCATCCATTCTTAGTTAGCGAAACAAGGTCAAGCAGATTGATTTGGAAACCAGTAAGTGAATTACAGATTGGTGATTTATTAGTAGCTGTTAATAAGTCATTAGAAACCTTTGATTTTTCTATATCAGTTAAAAATATAGAGCCAGTGGGTATGAGAGAGGTATTTGATATTGAAGTAGAAAATTCACATAACTTTCTTGCTAATGGTATAGTAGTTCATAATTCTGGAGCGACACCCCATATCGCAGGGGCAGCTTGTTTGGTTAAACAATGGTATCCAAGGGCAACCAATCAGGAAATAAGAGATTTTTTAAATAACAATGCTGAAGACTTATAAGTAAGGAGGATAAAATGGCAAAATGGGTAGATGAAGGTGAAAATGATGTTCTTAATATTTATTTAAAAAACGCTGCTCAAAACACTACTTTGTATTTGGGGATTTACAAAAATTCTGAAGAGCCTGGGGAAGATGCTGTATTGTCTTCTTTAACAGAACCAAATGGCAATGGATATTCTAGGATAGCTTTATCCCCATCGGACTGGTCTATATCTGGTGGTGAAGCAACCCAACCCCAAAAGACCTTCACTGCTTCTGGTGGAGATTGGGGTAATTGTTACGGTTATTTTATAGCTACTACTGCTGATAACACTGGGAAATTACTTGCTGTAGAACATTTCAGTGATGGTCCTTACAATGTAGTAAACGGTGGTTCTATTAAGATTACGCCTAAGATAACTTGTTCTTAGGAGAATATTATGGCAGGGAAATGGATGGATGAAGGAGAAAATTATCTTGCTCAACTAATAGCTGGTAAAATTAACCCTGTAACTACTTTATATCTAGGTCTCTATAAAAATTCTGCTGAACCTGAAGAAAGTGATACCTTATCAAACCTTACTGAAGTAACAGGAGCAGGATATGCAAGAAAGGAACTTAAATCAGCAGATGCTACAATTGATGGTGATACAGTCACTTATCCAGAACAAACCTTTTTTTGTAGTGGAGCTGCATGGGGATATGTATATGGCTATTTCATAGCTACTACGATTGATAATTCAGGATATTTATTGTCAATAGAGCAATTTACAGAAGGTTATTACATAGAAGGGCAAAAGGGAATAAAAATTGTTCCTAAAATTAAGGTGGCTTAATTATGGCAATAAAGTATTGTGATTTTGCTAATGGATTAGATTATTACGATTTAGATGCTTGGACAGTAAGCACTGCTTATGTAGTAGATGAGTTAGTTAAAAATAATTCAAAAAGATATAAATGTATTCAAGCCCATACATCTAGTGCTGATGATGAACCAGGTGTAGGTGCTAATTGGGAAACTTACTGGACATTAGAGGCAGATGGGACTGCTTCTAAGCCATTTAAGACAATTACTGATGCCTCTAGAGGGTTGACAGGTGGGGATGAGGTAAGGGTTGCTAAAAGTCCTGACCCCACAGATTTAACAGGCACTTTGGATTTTACTCTTGGTAGCACTACTGTAACTGGCACTGGAACGAGCTTTACAACTGAACTTGCAGCAAATGATTTTATAAAAGGGGCTGATGGTTTTTGGTATGAAGTAGTTTCAATAACCTCTGATACACAGCTTACACTTTATAAGGCTTATGCAGGAGATAATGCTAGTGGCGTTTCAAGCCAAAAATTGGGAATTACCAGCACAGGCACTGCTAGTTCTTCAACAGAGCATGTCCAAGAAGTTATGTCTGCTGGAAGTTCTAGTGCAAGCAGATTAAAAATATCTGGAGGTTGGGATTTATCCACTGAAACACAAACTGGACAAACTTATTTTAGGCAGGCAGGAAGTAGTCGTAATGGATGTGGATTATACATTAGTGCTAAAAGTTATCTTGAAATAGAAAAAGTAAGCTTTTTAAGATATTATTACGGTATTTCTACATCAGGCACTTGCAACTACATTAAATATGAAACTATTTTTGTAGGTGGAATAGGAACTTATGGGATAGAGCAATCCACAGCTTCAACTAATTGGGAAATGAATAATATTGATGCGGTATGTGTTAATAATAATAGTATTCGTTTGCCAGGCAGTAATCATACTGTATCCAATATTAATATTCGTTCAAGCGGTAATTTTTATATATCAACTGATAAAAGCTCTTTTTCTGATTGTGTGCTTAGAAGGGCTTATTTAAACTTAAGTGGCGATAAAAATAGTTTTTCTTCATTAACAATTGAACATGCAGGATATGATGGTTTATATATAAGTGGTAGCCATCATAACTATTTTATTGATTTAACAGTTTCTAATAGTGGCGTTGGTAATCATGGAATATATTTATATAATTCTCGTTGTAATACTTTTGTAAATCTTACTTGTAATAATAATGGTGGATATGGGATTTATCTTTATAACAATAGCTATAATAACAAATTTTATAGATATTCTGGAACTGGTAATTCTTCAGGAGATATATATTGGGCGGCCTTTGGCTATGCAGATTGGAAAGAGCATCCTATTTATATGATGCAACATTTTAAGACTACTGATGACAACCGCACTCAATACCAATATGGTTTGATAAAATGTGATACTGCTAATGCGAGGAGTGGCAAATGTTTGCAAATTACTCCTTCAGATGCAGATAATTATGTAAAACAAACATTTCTGTTTCCTGTTAATAGTGGTAATACTCCCACAGTAAGTTTGTATATTAAAAAGAATTCAAGCTTTAATGGTTCGGTAAGGGCAGCATTATATTTCTTAGGCAAAAAAATAGATGGTTGGGATGATATAACTCCAACACAAACAGATACTTATGAGCAAAAATCCTTGGTAGTTCCAACTGACGAAATAGATGAGCAAGGGAGTTTAGAATTAAGAATAGAATGTAAAGGAACGGCAGGTGATATTTTTATAGATGATATAGGTTTTAACTAATGAATGCTTTATCATATTGGCATGATGGACAACCTCTTAATGTCAATAAACTTTCCAATGAAGGCCATTTAGAATATTGGCATAATGGCCAACCTTTTAATGTATATGATAGTAATGAGTTTGTTTACAATGGGTCTATTTCTTTATCTTTAACTCCTAATTCATCTTATCACGCTGATTATGTATATCAGGGCAATATTACTATCAATATTACTCCGTCTCATGAAATACTTGTTGATTTTGCTTATTATGGGCAAATAAATATTAACTTAGGCACAAGAACTTTATATGGTGATGATAATGACTTTCTTTATGATGCTAATATTCCTGTAAGTATTGCTCCTGCTGGTAGCTATTATACAGCGAATGAATTTCATTATGAAGGCGAAATAAACATCAAACTTACTCCTCAAGCCTCAACCGTAGGTAGTTGGGGATATGTAGGAGAAATTTCTTTTAAATTAGAGCTTACAAGCCAATATCATACTCCTATCCCAGGGCGAGACCCCTATACTGGTTATGGTCTAGCAGATTTAACTTTTCTTACCGAAACACCACCTTATATATGTTTAACAGGGGATATTACTGTTACTATTGACCCAACGGCTGAACTTGCCTCTCAATTCACAGAATATCCTGTAACAGCTACTGGTGGATTGGAGTTTGGCGGTGAAGGTGAAAAAGCTTTTACTACTCCAACCGTTTATGAAGTAACAGCGTCAGGCGGATTTGAAATAAAGGCTACTACTGTTTATGAGTTTGTTACTCCAACTGTTTATGAGAAAACAGGAATAGTAAAAATAAAAGTCAATGGTGAAAGTGATATTGACTTTGTAAGACCACCCTTGCTTCCCTTTGAACTCGTTGCTAGCGGTGGATTATCTTTTTCAAGTGCAACTGATATTACTTTTCAACTTCCATCCGTAGAAGAAATAATCGCTGAGGGTGGTTTTGTCTTTTCAAGCAATACAAGGAAGCAATTTATTACCCCTCGTGATTTAATTTATTCTGTCATTGCCTCTGGTGGCATAACTGTAAGCGGAGGTGAATATTACTCTTTTATTACCCCAGGGGAGCTTACTTATTTTTTAACCAGCAAAGGAGGTTTAGAACTTTCAAGCAACTCAATTATTAGTTTTGTCTACCCAGTTATTGTTTCTATTATTGCGAGCGGTGGTTTAGAATTAGGTGGGGAGAATATTGAAGATATTTATCAAACATGGGTATTAAGCGGAACTAATTTTAATCCTTCTATATACAGCAATTACAACTTCAACTCATACTGCCAACATCAAGGTAAATATTATGCTGCAAATAAAGACGGTATATATGTATTGGAAGGGACTAGCGACAATGGAGAGGAAATACATACAGGGATTGAATTAATATCTACACACCTAGGCACAAATAACCAGAAAAGATTACGGACTGTAACTGTTAATGAAGGCGATGCGACAATAAAAGTAAAAATAGATAGCAATGAATATGAAGGTAATACTACTAAAGGGAAACTTTTTATTCCTAGAGCTTTACAGGGCAAAGAAGTTAAAGTAATTATAAAAGACTTTTCAAAGTTAGATTTTGTAGAAATAGAACCTGTTATATTGGGGTATTAAACAATGGCAACGGACGCAGAACATTACAGATGGCTACAAAAAAAAGAAGGTAAAGTAAAAGAGTTTGATGATGGCTATAAAAAAGTAATATCAGCAATGGCTGCACGGGGATTTACTTTTATCCCTGGGAATATGCTTGCTGGTATAATTGAAATGGCTAAACAAACCAAAAAGGCTTTAACAGAAGCCAATGCACAAACTTATAATGAAGAAAGGCAAATACAATATGATATAGACGAGTTTAGTTTAAATCTTGCAGTTAATTATGCCAGACTTGAATTTGAATTATATAAGCAGTGGGTTTTAAATGCTTTAGAATGGGAAGCCTCAAAATTAGAAGAAGATTTTAAATTAGGCAAAGACTATATTAGAAGGTTAGAAACTGAAATAAATAAAAGAAATGCAGAGTTGATTGAGTTTAAGGCTCAAATTGATAGTGAAATATGGGAATATAGGCAGAAAATAGAAAGTTTAAGAGGAGAGACACTTGATAAGGAATTACAGCTTGCTGAGGCAAAAATGGAAACTGCTCAAGAAAAAATGAAACTAATAGAGCCATTACAGCAAGCTATTGATGCAGAGGCATTGGTAATTGCTGCCGAAAAAAGAAGGGCAGAGGCTTTAAAAATAGTTTTAGAGATAGAAAAAGAAATAGCTTTATTAAAAAAAGGACTAATTCCAGATTATTTAAAACTGGCAGAAAAAAGACAAGAGTTAGCTGATGCTATTATAAATGAAGCAAAATGGAAAGAACTTTTAATAAAACTTGGATATAAAGAAACAGATTTAAAAGATGCTCAAGCTAACGCAGAGATTGAAAGGGCAGAAAAAGAGAAAGAATTGGAAATAGCCCGTTTAAATTATATTAAGGCAGCCAATGCTTTAAGTATAGCTAAAGCTCATATGCAGACTGTTTTATCTCAGCTATCCAAAGAAAATACTGATACCATTTTAGAATTACGCACTGAATTGGCTAAAGAAAAAATCACTACTCAATTGGACAATTACATTAAAAAGCTGGATATTCGTGTAGAAGATGAAAATGAAATAAAAGAGAAAAGAATTGCTTTAAGCCAATCTGCTACGACTGAACAAATAGCAAAACTAATAGAATTGGCTAATTCTACTGACCAAAGGATTAGAGATTGTGCTTGGACAATACAACGAGTTGGACGCTGGACTGTAATCACTCAGAAGATTAAAGCAGTGAGTGCAGAGGTATAAAGA